GGAAATGAAATTAAACTTTGGGTTATGACAAAAGAAAGTATTTTAAATAATTAAACAAAATTGAAAATAAACAAAATAATAATAATTGGATTTACTAAATTATTTTAAAGGAGATACTTTAGCGGCTGATGTATGGAAAGCTAAATATGCAGATAAAAAAGAAGTCACTCCAGATGATATGCATAAAAGATTAGCTAAAGAATTTGCTAAAATTGAAAATAATTATATAGGAAAAGAACATTCAGGTTCATGTTTACCTTCTATATTTAACAAATATAAAAAGAAACTATCTGAATATGGTAAATCAAGAAAGGATTTAGATGAACAAGCTATTTATAATTTATTTAAAGATTTTAAATATATAATACCTCAAGGTAGTATAATGGCTACTTTAGGTACTAGTAAAATAGCAAGTTTATCTAATTGTTTTTTAGTAGATTCTCCTAAAGATTCCTATGGTGGGATACTAAAAACTGATGAAGAATTAGCCCAATTAATGAAGCGTAGAGGTGGTGTTGGTGTAGATTTATCTACTTTAAGACCAGCAACTACTGAAGTTAATAATGCAGCAGGTTCTTCTACAGGAGTAGTATCCTTTATGGAAAGATATTCTAATACAACAAGAGAAGTAGCACAAGATGGTCGTAGAGGTGCTTTAATGTTGTCAATAGATGTTAATCATCCTGATATCTTAGAATTTACTAAAATTAAAAGAGATTTAACTAAAGTTACTGGGGCTAATATATCTATTAAACTCAATAAAGAGTTTATGAATTCAGTAAAAAATAATGAAGATTATATACTTAGATTTCCTTGTGATGGAAGTTTAAATCCTTTGAGTATCGATTATCGAAATATTGAAGAAATTCCTTTTAATGAATTAATTCATATAAAAGAAACAAATACTTACTATAAAAAAATAAAAGCTAAAGAACTTTGGGATGAAATAATTAAATCAGCACATGGTGTAGCAGAACCAGGTTTAATGTTTTGGGATAATATGATAGAGTATTCTCCTGATGGAGTTTATTCTGAATATAAACCATTAGGTACTAATCCTTGTGGTGAAATTCCATTACAACCTTATGATGCTTGTCGTTTAATGGCTATAAATTTATATTCTTTTGTAGAAAATCCATTTACTAAAGATGCTAAATTTAATTATAAAAAGTTATATGAAGTAGCTTATGAACAACAAAGATTAGCAGATGATTTAATTGATTTAGAATTAATACAAATAGATAAAATAATAGATAAAATACACAAGGATCCAGAACCATGGGAAGTAAAAGAAAGAGAATTTAATTTATGGAATAAGATACGAAATACAGCGAAAGCTAGTAGACGTACTGGTTGTGGTGGTACTGCTTTAGGTGATGCTTTAGCAGCTTTAAATCTTAAATATGACTCTGATGAAGCATTAAAAGTTATAGAAGAAATATCTAAAACTAAAATGAAAGGAGAATTAGATTGTACTATAGATTTAGCTATTTTAAGAGAACCTTTTGATAATTGGAATAGCAATTTAGAATACACTAAAGATTTTAAAGTTAAGGGTAATAATTCTTTTTATACTTTTATAGCTAGAGAATATCCAGAACAATATAGTAGAATGTTATTACATGGTCGTAGGAACGTTTCCTGGAGTACTTATGCTCCTACTGGTACAGTTTCTTTAATGACTCAAACATCTAGCGGTATTGAGCCTGTATTCATGGCATATTATAAAAGAAGAAAGAAAATTAATCCTAATGATAAAGATGTTAGAGTAGATTTTGTAGACCAAAATGGAGATTCTTGGCAAGAGTATTTTGTAGTACATCCTAAATTTAAAGATTGGTATAATAATTCTGATTTAAGAGGGTTAAAAGGTGCTTATTTCGATTCTATTAATTGGACTGAAGAAGGCATAAGTAAAGTATATAAAGAATCTCCTTATTATAATGCTTGTGCTAATGATATAGATTGGACTAAAAGAGTTGAAATCCAATCTATAATTCAAAAGTATACTACACATAGCATTAGTTCTACTATTAATTTACCTGAAGATGTATCATTAGATTCTGTATCAAAGATATATCTTAAATCTTATGAACTAGGATTAAAAGGTATTACTGTATATAGAGATGGTTCTAGAAGTGGTGTATTAGTATCTAATAAAGAAACTAAAGATAACCAATTTAAACAACACGACGCTCCTAAACGTCCAAAACAATTAAAAGCTGAAGCACATTCAGTTAGAATTAAAGGAGAACTATTCAATGTATTAGTAGGTCTATATGATGATAAACCTTATGAAATATTTTGTACTAGTGATGGTGACTCTAATTTAAAAGGTGAAGGAACTTTAACTAAACAAGCAAGTGGTAAATATTGCTTTAAATTAAATAATTCTGATTTAGATAACTGTATTGTAGATACTTTAACTGATGAACAAGAAACTATTACCAGATTAGTAAGTACATCATTAAGACATGGTTCTAACATTAAATTCATAGTAGAACAACTTAATAAAACTAAAGGAGATTTGACTTCTTATTCTAAAGCAATTTCAAGAATATTGAAACGATATATTTCTGATGATGAAGAAATATCATCTAAAGAAACTTGTGATAATTGTGGAAGTACTAATTTAGTTAGAGAAGAAGGTTGTTTAAAATGTGCTGATTGTGGAAGTAGTAAATGTTAATTTTTAAATTTTAATAATTTTTAATAATGAATGAATATGTTAAAAAAAATGTAAAAGATTATTTATGTACTTATTATCAATGTTTCAACGATCCAGTTGATAAATATTTAAGAGTATTTGGTAATTTAACTAATTGTCATGAAGACTTTAGATGTACTAGAATAAAAGATGTAAGGCATATTTTCTTTAAGTTAAGTAAATCAGTATTAACATCAGAATTATTTAATATTTTATTTAATAAATTAGTTAAAGAAGGACATAACGTTTCAATCGATGATAACTTATTTATAATAATTTATGAATCTTCTGATTCTAATCATTATAAATGGTTTTTATTTGAATTATCACGATCTATTATATTGAATTACTATATATTAGATAAAATAAAGAATTCAGATAAAAACTTGTTATTAAAAGTAACAAAAAGATATAACGTATATAATACTTTACAGTTTTTGTTTTATTATTTAAGTTCTTTTGGAAATAACAATTTTATTCCTAAAAATATGTATTATAGTACTATTAGTATTAAAATATTTTTGTTACATAATTATGTTTTTGGTCTATCTGATATGACAAATTTAAGTCAATATAGTTATCAATTTAAACCTGATATAATTACTTATAATACATATATACAGTTATTACAAACAATACGTAATAATGCTGTATTAAGTTTTAATCACAATAGTAAAAAAACTATTGTTAATAAAATTAACTTATTAATTAAAAAGAAATTAATAATAACTGATAACAATCCATTATTTTCTAATATTAAAGAAGTATTGTTAGATACTAGAAAAAAAAGTACAAAAGAAAATATTACATTGGATAAAAACACATCAAAATTGTTATATGATGATGTTGAACAAGAATCTAAAATATTAAGAAAAAAATATTTGCCTATAAAAAAAATAACTTCTATAGAAGAAGCGGAATTATTTTATAGACAATATAACAAAGACTTTAAACAATTATTAAACAAGTTTATTAAACACTTAAAATATTTTAACTGATGAGAAAACCTATTATTGGAATTGTTGGTAAAAAAATTATTAATTCTAAAGGAGGTTTCAGTTATGGAATTCCTGGTCCTTATTGGCGTTGGTTATCAATGTTCGGAAGAGTTAAAATGATTAACTTTGATGAATATGATGATACTATAGATGTTCTTGTATTACCTGGTGGTGCTGACGTTTATCCTTTAAGATATAAGGAAATACCTCAAATAGAAACAGGTTATCCTGATATTTATATGGAATATTTTGATATTGAAATATTACCTAAATATGTAAATAATCCGAGTATTCACATTTTTGGTATTTGTAGAGGTTTACAAACTTTAGCTGTTCATTTCGGTTTAAAATTAGACCAGGATATATCTCAGGAATATTCAGATACATCAAGAGATAAAAGAGTAGATACACTTGAATTTGTTTCATTAAATTTACTACAAGTAAATCTTCAAAAACATTTAAAGAAAAATAAGAAATATCAAGTTAATAGTTTACATCACCAAGCTGTTAATGATTCTGAATTTATAGTTGAAATTCAAGAAGGTTTAGCGACTAATAATGATATTGTTCTTGTAGCAAAAAATAAAGATTTTGGTAATGTTGAAATATTAGATTTTAGTAATTGTACTAAATTAAAATATTATTCAAAATCTATTGTTGGAGTTCAATATCATCCTGAAGAATTACTTGATGATTTATATTCTAATTATACATTAAGAACTATGTGTAATATTGCTGTTACTAATACAAAAAATAAAAATACAAGTAGAGAACAAGAATTAGCAGAAGTATATCATAAAGAAGTAGAAAGAATTAAAAGAGAAAAAATAGTAAAAGATGTATTTAACTCTATGTCTGAAGAGCCTGCAAGTATACCTATACCTGATAATTCTAAAGATTCACTTAATTTTACTTATTATAGTAATGAAAGAGGTGAATTTATTAAACATCCTACTTTAGAAACAGATATAGTTAAAAAAGAAAATAAAGAAGAAGAAGTAGATTTAGATTGGTTAGATGAAAAGATTGATGATACAGATGGTAATGAAGTAGAACCAACTCTTGAAAAAGAAATTAATGAAGTACCTTTAACTGAAGATTCTCTTAAAAAATCAATTGAAACTATTTTTGATAATACAAGAAAAAATAAAGTAAAAAAGATTAATTAATTAAACTAACAAAACAATATGTTAACAATTGACAAAATAGGTTCTGATATGGAAGTTTTTGTTAAAGACATTCATACAGAAGATATAACACCAATTATAGGTTATTTAGGAGGTACAAAATACGACCCTAAAGAAATAGAACCTGGTTTTTTTGTACAAGAGGATAATGTTGCAGCAGAATATAATATTCCACCTTGTAACAATAAAGAAGAATTTGTGAATAATTTATTTAAAGGTTTAAATATTGTTGAAAAATTAGTAGCTGAAAGTGATTTAACAATAAGCTACAAAGAAACACATGAATTTAAACCTTATGAATTAACAGACCCTAAAGCATTAGAAATAGGTTGTGAACCAGATTATAATGCATGGACAAATAAAATTAATAAAAAGGTTCAAGGTCACGAAACAAATATCAGAACTTGTGGAGGACATATTCATATTTCTTTTAAAGAAATTGACCAATTAAATACACCTAAAACAGAAAAGTTTATAATTAATTTTTGTAAAGCTTTAGATTTATTCTTAGCTGTTCCTTTATTAGCTTACGAAAGTGATAGTAATAGAAGACAATTATATGGTAAAGCTGGTTCTTACAGGAATAAAGTGTATGGATTTGAATATAGAACTTTAAGTAATGTATTTTTAAAAGATAGGAAATTAGCTGAATTTGTATATGATGGTATATTTAATGCTTATAATTATTGTCTAACTACAACTATTGATGATGAAAGAATCAGAGATATTATAGACAATAATAAAAAGATAGAAGCTACTATTTTATGCGAAGTGTATAAATTACCTATTCCTAATGAAATAGTATATGACAACAAGTAAGTTCTCTGAAGGTTCTAAAGTAGAACTTTATAGAGATCATCAAAATAAGAAAGGTTATTTTGGGGAAGGAGTTTTAATAAGACTCCTTTCTCAAGGATTACCTTATATGATTGATGATAAAACAGACCAATATTTTGTTTCACATTTATGGAGTATTCAGGTATTGAATTCAAATCATTATACAAAAGGACAAAGAATTCAATTAAGAATAAGAGAACCTTATTATAATAACAAAGTAGAAGATAAAGAAGACGATGAAGAAGAAACTAAAAATGATTCTTACAATGCTATAAATGATAATTTTATAGAATTTGATGGTGTTGAATCATTTTAAATAATGAATAAAAAGTAAATAAGTATAAGTGTTTAAATATTATAGTTATGATATAGAAATAATGAAAAACTTCTTTTCAATAACGTTTATAAACAATCAAAATACCAAAGAAAAACAAATATTTATAATATCTAAAAATAGAACAGAAGAATTTAATAAATCTAATTTCTTAAGTTTAAAGAAATTTGTTATTAATAAAAATTATAAAATTAAATTATCAGGATATAATAATGCTTCTTTTGATGATATAATATTAAATTATATTCTAATGAAAGAAGAGTTTGATAATGATAGTTTTATTAATGATATATTCTACTATTCTGATTTAGTAATTAAAAATAGTAACTTAGGTATACTATACTATGATGAATCAACTAGAAATAGTATATTATTTAATAGAAATAATAAATACTATATTTCTATAGATTTGATGAAAATTTATGATTCTTTGGATTCTAAGAGAATAAGTCTCAAACAAGTAGCTATTGCCTTAAAATGGCCTAAAATACAAGATATGCCTTATTCTTTTAAGAATTCTATTACTCTAGAACAAGAAGAAGAAATCATAGATTATAATGTTAATGACACTTTAATAACAAATAAACTCTTACATAATTCTCTTGATATTCTAAAATTAAGAGATTTAGTTTCACATAAATACAATATTAATGTATTAAGTGATTCTAAAAGTAAGATTGCAAATAAAATATTATCTAGTTATTATTCCAAAGAAACAGGTTTAGATTATAAAGATTTTAAAGGAGAAAGAACTTTCAGATCTTTTTTTAGATTAAAAGAATGTATATTTCCTAATATTCAATTTAAATCTGAATTTTTTAATAAAGAATTAGAATCTTTAAAAGAAATAGTTATTGATGGAGAAAATACCAAATCTCCTTTTGATAAAACAATAACCTTTGATGGTGTAACTTATACTCTTGGTGTAGGTGGATTACATTCTCAGGATAATGCAGGTTATTTTGAATCTAATGATAAAGAAGATATAATAGATGCTGATGTTAGTTCTTACTATCCTAGAATAATGATAGAATATGGAATTAAACCAGAACATTTATCTAATAAGTTTTTAGATATATTAAAAACAATAACAGAACAAAGATTAGAGGCTAAGAAAAATAAAGATTCTATTACAGCTGATTCATTAAAAATCGTTATTAATAGTACTTTTGGTAAATTAGGTTCTAAGTTATTATGGCTTTATGATCCTAAAGCTATGATAGAAGTAACTATTAATGGTCAATTATTTTTATTAATGTTAATTGAAGAATTAGTTCTTAACGGTATAAAAGTAATATCTGCTAATACTGATGGTATATTGTCAATAGTACCTAAAGATAAGAAAGAATTATATGATTCTATATGTAAAAATTGGCAAAAATATACTTCTATGGATTTAGAATTTATTAAATATAATAAATACATTAGAAGAGATGTTAATGCTTATATAAGTATAGAACAAAATACAAATAAAGTTAAAACTAAAGGAATATTTAATAACACAATAGATATAGAAAAAGGTTATGATAAACCTATAGTATCTATTGCTTTATATAATTATTATGTAAATAATATTCCTATAGAAGAAACTATATATAATCATAAAGATATTTATGATTTTTGTATTTCTCAAAAGATAGGTAGCCAGTTTAATATGGTTACAAGAGATATTAAAAATGGTACTATACAAGAAAAAAAGATACAAAAAACTAATAGATTCTTTGTATCTAAAGGAGGTATATTAATACAAAAAAAGAAAAGTGATAATAAATATGATAGTATAGTTGCTAAAAAATCTCTTACTTTATTTAATGATTATTATGAAGTAGAAGATTTTAAAGACTATAGAATAGATTATAAATATTACATAAATTCTACAAGAGACATTGTTAATTTAATTACACCAAATATTGTTCAGAAAACTTTATTCTAATGAGTTCAGAAAATATAAAAGATATTGATGCTTTATATGAGAAATTAAACTATTATAATAGGATGCATTGTGTAGTTAAATCCAGAGAGATAAAAGCTAAAATGATGCAACTTAAATTGAATATAGAAAAAGAGATAATTAGGTTAGAAAAGAAATTTGGAAAATAAAAGAGAAATAAGACATAAAGAAGCGTTTGACAAATGGTATGAAAATAATAAAAAAGGATTAATACAAGCTGCAACTGGATTTGGTAAATCTAAAGTAGCTATTAATATCTTAAAAGAAGAAGTATCTAATAATAAAAAGTTGAAGGTATTGTTATTATCTCCAACTCATAGTATTTTAGAAAACTGGAAATCAGAATTTGAATATTGGAAATTTGATTATAATAAATATAAGATTGATTTCCAATGTTATCAAAGTGCTTATAAATTTAAAGATAATCATTATAACTTAGTTATAGCAGATGAAATACATAATAGTTTAGATAATGAATATGAAGCTTTCTTTCATAATAACACTTATGATTCTATTCTATCTTTATCTGCTGAAGTACCTAAAGATAAATTATTTAATTTAACTAAGATATCTCCTGTTGTATATAATTATTCTTTAAATCAAGGTATAGAAGATGGTTTCATAGCTCCTTTTGATGTGTATGTTATATTACATACATTAGATGATAAAAATAAATACATTCAATCAGGTAGTAAAAAAGTTACTTTTTTTACTACAGAATTAAAGCAATATAAATACTTAACCAGTCAAATATTTGCTGCCAGATTCGCTAAAAATGTATTTTATGAAAGAAAATTATTAGGAGATAGAATGAGGTTAGTATATAACCTTGAATCCAAAGATAATTCTTGTAAGATATTAATAGAAGAATTAGCTAAAAGAGGAGAATTCACTCTAGTATTCACTGAATTGTCTAAATCATTAGACAGATTAACAGAGAACGGAATTCACTCTAATAAATCAGAAGAAGAAAATAATAAGATAAAACAACAATTTATAGAGAATTCTATTAATACAATAGGTTCTTGTAAAATGTTAAAAGAAGGAGTAACATTATCTACTGTAAATAATATTATCTTACATAGTTTTAATTCTAAAACGCTAAACTTTATACAAAGAATAGGTAGAGGATTAAGATATGAAGAAAATAAAAAAGCAAAAATATTTATATATAAAACCTTAAATACAGTAGAAGAAAAATGGTTTGAAAATATGATTAAATCAACTAACTTTAATATAAAATACTTATCTACTAGTTCAGTTGATTTTAAAAAAGACTTACAAAATATATTATGAGCAAAGAACAAACTATAAAGGATTTTAGTAGATTATGTTTGGAGATGGAGTTAAGTCCTAATAGTTTGGTGTACATGTTTAATACTATAGATGATAGTATAAATGTAAGATTTAATGAATATTTAGAAAATATAAGTATAAATGAATTAGCTTTAAAAGGATATATAATTATAAAAGATTATACTAATCCTTATAATTATACTATAAGTAATAAGTTTAATTCATTTGTTAATAAAATTGAAGTAAAAGAAGTAACTCCTATTTTAGAAAAACCTATAGTTGCTGAAAAAAGTATTAATCAAGTTAATCAATCTACAGATAAAGTAGAAGATTGGATTGAAGAATATAGAACTTTATTTGCTCCTGCAAAGACTAGTGGTGGTAGACCTATAAAAGGTAATAGAGATAATTGCATTTTTAAAATGAAAAAATTAATTAAAGATGCAAAAATAACAAAAGAAGAAATTATGGAAGCTACTCAAGCTTATATGAGAGAAATGAAAAAACAAAATTATCAATACACTCAATGTGCTGATTATTTTATTTTCAAAGGTTCTGTAACAAATTCTAATTTATTATCTTTTATAGAGAATTTAAGAGAAAATCCAGTATCAAATATTAATCAGGAAGATGATGATGAATGGATTTAAGAATTTATTCAAAGCCACTTTAAGTAATATTAAAGAAGGTCTTATAGGAAAAAATAAAGGTTTAGAATTCAATAAAGATAACTTACTTGAATATTTACCTAATATTCAAAAAGGAACTTATTACGTAATTGGAGGGGAAAGTGGATCTGGTAAAACAAGTTTTGTTGACGATGTTTTTGTATATTCTCCTTTAAAAAACTTAATAGAAACTAATTGTGATCTTAATAAAATATCTATATTATATTTTTCATTAGAAATTGATCCTGTTATAAAAACTGCAAAGTTTATAGGAAGAAGAATGTTTGAAAAATATAAAAGAGAATTAGATATAAATATTATTTTATCCAGAGGTAACTGTAAGTTAAGTGAAAGTTTCTTAAGTAAAATAGAAGAAGAAGAAGAGTTCTTTGAAAAGTTAAATTCCAGAATAAAATATGTAACAAAAGGAGCTACTCCTTCTGGTATAAAAAAAGAAGTAGAAATATACTTAAAAGAATCTGGAAAGATAGATGATAACGGTAAAATAGATAAAGACCATTACTTTATAATTATTGTAGACCATTTAAATTTAACTAAAAAAGAAACAGGTTTAAGTAAGAAAGAATCTATAGACGAAATTAGCAATTATTTCGTTCAGATAAGAAATGAAATAGGAGTTATTCCAATTGTTATTCAGCAATTGAATAGAAATATGGTTAGTAATTCAGCTAGACTAACTAAGAATATGTATGAACCTAAATTAGCTGATTTTAAAGAAACAGGAACTACTCAAGAAGATGCTAATGTTGTAATGGCTGTATTTAATCCATTCATTTATAAAATAGCTGAATACAAAGGTTATGATATAAAAAAATATAAAGATAATTATAGATTTATAACATTTCTAAAAAATAGAGATGGTAAAAATGAAGGAGGAGTTTCTTTCTATTATAATGGAAAAATAGGTTTATATACTGATATTGAAAATAAAGATAATACTTTATTAAATTGAACAATTTAGAATTACCAAAAGCTAAAGTAAAAGCAAGTAAAAAGAATCCAAAAATATTAATATTATATGGAAGTCCTAAAGTAGGTAAAACTACTCTATTAAGTCAATTAGATAATTGCTTAATAATTGATTTAGAAAATGGAAGTAATCACGTAGACGCTTTAAAAATTAATGCATCTAACCCTGAAGAATTATATAAAATAGCACAAAAAATTAAAGAGTCTGGTAAGCCATATAAATATGTAGCTATTGATACTATTACCAAACTCGAAGAATGGTGTGAAGAATTAGCAACAAAAAAATATAAAGAAAGTCCTATTGGAAAAAACTTTCAAGGTGTTAGTGTACTAGAACTTCCTATGGGAGCTGGTTACAAATGGCTTAGAAACTCTTTTTCTCAATGGACTGATTTATTATCTGATTTAGCAGAAAATGTAATATTTATAGGTCATTTAAAAGACAAATTTATTGTAGATAAAAGTGGTAAAGATGTTGCTGCTAAAGACCTACAATTAACAGGTAAGATACGAGATATTACTTGCGCTAATGCAGATGCTATAGGCTATGTTTATAGATTTAAAAATGATATATGGGTATCATTTAAATCTCAAGATGATGTAGTTTGTGGAGCTAGACCAGACCATTTAAAAGGAGAAAATTTTGTATTTAATTGGAATAAAATTTATATTGATGAAAATTAAACAAATAGCATCCAAACTATTGGAATGTAACAGTCCTGATGAATTAAAACAAACTTTAGAAAATTATTATAATAGAAAATTTGCAGGAAAAAAAATTTATTCTCAGTTTGTTTTTAATAACAAACAAAATAAAAAAAATATATTTATAACTGATAAAACCTGTAAATTAATTAACAATTTATCATTAATGAATTTTAAAGCAGGAAATTATGCACCTGATTTAATATTCAATAGTAGTATTGAAATAGAACCTATAACGTATACTATTAACTCTATTAAAGTTGATTTTATGTTTTATCATGCTCCTGCTTATGAGTTTGTTAATAATAAATATGAATCACAACTATTTAATTGTTTTTTAAGGGATACTACTGTAGAAGAAGTTAAGAAAAAAGCTACAAATGGAGATAGTACCAGAGTAAGTTTTATTAAAAATATTATAGTGTCATTAGATACTATTGAATTTCCAGAAGCGTTTATTGGTATGGAGTTTTGTACTTTAGTAGACTATTGTGAAACATCTCTATTAGAAGTATCTGATTTCTTCAAAGATAGTATAACTAACGAAAAAAATATTAATATCAAAGAAGTATTAAATAATCAACAAGATAATGCTTTCTTACAATTATTACCTAAGAATAAGGATATAAAAATAGGAAGTAATCTTATAAAATTACTTAATATTGATATTAATAAAGAATATATTGGTTTTAGTTTAATAGTAGATGAAAATAATAATAATAAAATATCTGTTTTCAAAACAGATAACCCTCTTCACGGATTTAAAGTTAATGATGGATCTAAGATAAATAACAACAAATTGTATGATAAACTAGTAAAGTTTTTCCCTCCTTTATCAAGGATATATGTTAAGTCTTATATTCCATTTGTAGATTTTTGTGATGAGAATGAATATTATTATTACTATTTAGAAAATGAAAATAAAAAGGAAGTTGTAAAAAAAAGAACTTCTAAGAAATTACAAGGAACATCTGATATTAAAAAGAATTTAACAATGCTTGTTTAACTTGTAATTAAAAAAAATTAATTATTAATGAGTAACATAACCTTTAAAACTAGTGGTGTTGAAGTAAGCGAAAATACCTTTGAATCGCCTTATATTTCTTATGGTATTAATGAAGTTAGGATTAGTTCTGTAGATTATTTAGAATCTGCACAGAATACTCCTGGAATAAGGTTTAATTTTGAAACGTTGGAAGTATATCCTCAATTGGATAATTCTCCAAAAACAACTAATCATGTTTATTATCTTAAAACAGAGATAAATAATAAAATATTTATCGAAAGAGTTATCCTAATGGCTAACGCTTTAGGAATAAGACAAGAACTTGATTCTTTGGGTGAAGAGAATCTTTCTATGAAAGACTATGTTTCTGGATTAAATGATATTTTTGCTGGTAAAGAAGCAAGAATAAAATTTAAAGGAAAAGAAGTAGCGGGTAAAGAAGGTAAAAATAATTGGTTTAAAGCTGAATTATCTATGGATAAAAGGTTTATTGAATCAATAGATGTACCTTTGGAACAAAGTAAATTAACGTTTGATGAAAATAACAAATATGACGTTGATAAACTTGAGAAATTAGATACTAATTCTCCTGTTACAAACGAAACATCTTCTTCTAGCGGACTTTACTAATATTGAACATTGAGTATTATAGTAGGGGGGTATTTAATTATACCCCTCTATTATATTATTAATATTAAAAAATGTTTAAAACAAAAAATGTAATAGTAAACGAAATAGGATATAGTAAAGAAAATATTTTAAAATTAATTCCTCAAGAAGATATATTTAAAAGATATTTTGGTGAATTCACAACAGGATGTGCATATAACTCTCCTTTAAGAAAAGGAGATAGTAATCCATCATTTAATATTTATTATTCTGATGGAATATTATTATATAAAGATTTTGCTCATTCTACTGGTGATTGTTTTAAATTTGTACAAGAATTATATGGATTATCTTATAAAGAAGCTATTAACAAAATATTAACTGATTTTGAAATAGATAAAACTAAAGTGGTAATTCCTAATAGATCTTTTACAAATAAAACTAAAGTAAAAGAATCAATATGTTTACAAATAGAAAAAAGAGAATTTTCTGAAAAAGATATTAATTACTGGAAACAATTTTATATATCTAGAAATACTTTAGATTATTATAAAGTTTATAGTGTTTCTAAAATATTCAGAAATAAATACTTATTTTTAAGTATAAATAAAGATGTATTATGTTTTGCTTATTTAGTAAACAATAACTTTAAAATATATTTTCCTTTAAATGAGAAATATAAATGGTATAGTAATATAAGATTTTATAGTATTAAAGATATACAAGGGTTTGAACAATTAGATTTATATGAGAATAAACCTAAAAAAGAATTATTAATTATTACAAAATCACTGAAAGATGTAATGGTTTTTTATGAATTAGGTATAGATTCTATTGCTATAAGTAGTGAATCTGTTACTTTAAGTAAAGAATACATTGATTATTTGTTAGAATATTATAACAATATTATAATAAATACTGATAACGATGAACAAGGTAATAAGATAATTCAATCTTATAAAGATACTTATAAAGATTATATTAATATAACTTATTTTCAAATACCAACAACAGCAGGAACTAAAGATCCTGCTGAATTTGTTAAAAAATACGATTTACAAACTTTAAAAAATTTAATTATCAATGGACGTAACAGAATATAAAACGATAGCTGTATATGGCACTTTGAAATCTGATAAAGGTAACAGAAGTGTTATGAGAGGAACTTTAATTGGTAAAGGATTAACCAAAGAAAAATATGCTATGTTTGCAAGTGGTATTCCTTATTTGGCTAAAAACATTCCTCAAACAAATATTACAGTAGAATTGTATAAAGTTCCTGTAGATGAAGTAAAATATTTAGATAGGTTTGAAGGCCATCCTACTTTCTATGAGAGAACACCTATCAAAGTATTGTGTAATGAAGAAGAAGTAGATGCTGATATTTATTTTACAAAAGATTTTGAAAAATTCAAATCTGTTGACGAAGTTCAGTATTATACTCAAATTCGTAATATAAGTGATGGAATATTCTAATATATATAAAAAATTAATACAAACTAATTGGTATAATATTCTGGAAGATTTCTTACTTTCTAAAGATATGGATAAAATAGTATCTCATATTAAAGAAAGAAGTAAACAAACAGATATATATCCTAAATCAGAAGATTTATTTAAAGCATTTAATTATTTTGATTTCTTTGATTTAAAAGTAGTTATATTAGGACAGGATTAAATATTATTTTTTATTATTTTTATAATAAATTATTTATTTGTATATTTGTAGTATGAAAAATACTACAGTAAACCAAATACTAGATTTCCATTCACAAGGAAAAACAAACATTGAAATATTAGAATTGATTAATGATGATACTATAAGTATAAAAAATATATGCTCTCTTATTAATAGAAAAGGATTAAATAGTAATAAACATAAAGAGATAACAATAACCAATGAATTAAATAATTTAATAATTGGAAGTATGTTAGGAGATGGTCATATAACTAAAGAGAAAAACTATAATAGTAAATTATCATTAGCACATTCTATTAAACAAGAAAGTTATTTAAAATATAAATTTAATATTTTAAAAAAATATGAATTAGTTAATAAATTTTGTAAATATAAAATTCATAATAATAGATATAAAAATGGATTTATAGAAGAAGTGAGATTTAAATCAAAAGCTCATCCTATATTTTCTAATTATAGAGATATATTTTATAAAAATAATGTAAAATATATTCCTAATAAAATAGAAGAGTTAGATGAATTTGGATTATCTATATGGTATTTCGATGATGGAAATAAAACAAAATATGGATATCAATTAAATACTCAAAATTTTACTATAACAGATATTAAAAAATTATCATTATTATTAAAAACAAAATTTAATATTAATAATACTATTCATAAAAATAAAACAATTTATATTTTATCAGATTCTAAAGATATTTTAACAAATATTTTAAATAAATATTCAATTCCTTGTGTAGATTATAAAATACATAGAAAGACGAGTCCTGTATAAATTGGGTGAATTCGGTGAAAGTCTAGAAGTAGATAACCCCGAGCCAAGCTAAGTTTAGGTTAAAAGAACTTAGAAGGTGTAACGCATAGTAAATGAGCCTAACAATAATTTTACCACGAGCGCCCAACATTTTTAATAAAAAATGATGATGTATGCTGAACTGTAGATATAACAATTATGAAACTACAGAATTTAAAGATAAAAAACTTTAAAGATAACAACATTGCCATATCATACTCCTAATGTAGCAGATGGTTTATGTTTTAGTTCTAATCTAAAACATATAGTACCACCTAGTCTTAGAAATATTTTAACTGAAATGTATAATGATATTTATAATAAAAAACAATTAGATATTAAAGCTAATCCTAATTTGGAATATTTAGCTAAACAAAACGTTTTATTATTAAATACAGCATTAACAGTTGAAAGAGGTTCGCCTGGTTCTCATACAGAATTATGGAAACCATTTACTAATTATGTTTTAAATAAAATTAGTGATAGAAAAACAGATAATATAGTAATCTTTTTATTATGGGGAAATAAAGCGAAAGAATATAAACCTATAATAGAAAAAAATAACTTTAATATCATATATGAAGCAGCTCATCCATCTCCATTTTCAGCATATAATGGTTTCTTTGGATGTAGACATTTTAGCTCTGTAAATGAAACATTAAGGTTTTATAATGAAAATAGTATTAATTGGATTGATGAAATTAATTAATAAATATAATCCTAAATTAGGAATAGAAGCTTTTAAGTTTGGAATAAAATATGCAGCATGTTTAAAAGGTGAAAATGATGAATTTTATAATATAACAGCTTTTGCTACATGTAAAGATTTATTTCCAGACATTTACTGGTATGAATACAAAGGAAAGAAAGAGAAAAAAGAAAAATATATATATGGTTACGACTTATTATATACAGAAGAATATGTAAAAAATGATATTAATCATATTTGTTTACAATTAAATAAAGAACAGTTTGAATTATATAATAAGAATTTAGAATTTTATACTGATTTTTGTAATAAATATTTGAAATATTTTAATGTAAAAGGAGAAATTAAAACCTTTGTAATTGAGAATGAAACTAAAGATGAATTTAATTATGTAATGTGTGAATTTCCAAAACACTTATGTGATAAACATTTTTTAGCTTCTATGTTAATATTAGTATTGAGAAATGGAATATATCTAAGTAAAAAGAGAATATCTTTTAAACTCTATATTTTAGATTTAATTTCTATAGGTACAGAAATAGAGAACCAAAACAAAAAATCTACTATAATAACTATAATAAGAGATTATTATTATTTCAAAAATATTATTAAAGTTTTATCTTTATTAAGAAAACATAAGAAGCATATAAAATCTTATTATAATTTTAATTATATAGGAGATTCCCATGGATTTGGTGTTGTTAATATTTCAAATAATTTAGCGGATGAATCAAAATTTAAATACGTAGTAAATGAAAGTTTCATATAGAATAAAAATAAGAAGTAGACATCCTAGTCATAGTGTCTTAAGAAAAAATTTACCTAAATTAGGTTTTACTAGTATTGTTAGATTAGGCAGTACTACAGAATTACTAGATAAATCCAAAGTAGAATTAAATTCAATAGAATCAATAAGAACTAGTAGTAATAAACTACTAATGAAAGAAGCTTTTACAAAACATAATGTTAAAACAGCAGATTGGTTTAAATTAATTGATATAAATAAAGAAGAACTTCCTTTCGAATATCCTATTGTAATAAAAAACATTTATGGAAGTAGAAACACAGGTAATCACTTTATTTCTAATAGAGAGGAATTAGATTCTTTTTTAAGTAAAAGTATTAATTTAAACAATTATATTGTTGAGAAATATTATAATTATAATAAAGAATATAGATTACATGTAAATAAACATACTTGTTTTTATACTTGTAGAAAAATGTTAAAGACTGATGCTAAAAATAGATGGTTCAGAAATGATTCTAATTCTATTTGGGTTTTAGAAGAAAATGAATTATTTGATAGACCAGCTAATTGGAATGAAATAGTTAATGAATGTATAAAAGCTTTAAATGCTGTTGGATTAGATTTCGGAGCAATTGATTTAAGAGTACAATCAAATAAAGATAAGAAAGAAAATATAAGACAAAATCCTGATTTTATAGTTATTGAAACAAATAGTGCTCCTAGTTTTGGAAATATAACACAACAAAAATATTTAGAAGAAATACCTAAAATGTTAATTAACAAATACAACAATAGATGATTTTAAGTAATATTTTATTAACGCTTTTATTTTGGTATAGTTTGATAACTTTTATAAGTTTGATGTTTACTAAACCAAAATATAATACCTTTAATTGTGGGTTATTTGGATACATAGGTCCTAAAGCTGATGTAATGGCTTTAAAAATACTGGGCTTATATAATAATGATAGAGGAGGAGACTCATGTGGTTTTGCTTTAAAAACCGATAATTTAGATGATTTTATTATTGATAAAGGTTTTGATAGTAAAAAAGACTGGGGAGATTTTATAGTTTCATCTGAATTATGTAATTATGAAGATGAAACAGTTAAAGTTTTCTTAGGTCATACTAGAAAAGCTTCAAAGTTTTATTCTAAAGAGAAAGAAACACATCCTTTCTTAATACAAAATCAAGATACAAATATAGATATAATAGGAGCACATAATGGCACTATCCATAATATGACTGATTTATTAACTAAATATGATATGTCAGATGTTAAAGACATAATGGATTTAGATAGTTATCAATTATTTTCTATATTAAATACTAAGAATTATTCTGTATTAAAAAACTACGAAGGAACAGCTACTTTAACATGGACTTTTCCTAAAGAAAATGATTCTTTGTATATATATAAAGGAGCTTGTTTAGTTGAACAATGGAATAATACAACCAAAAAACATGAAGAAGTATTAGTAGAAGAAAGACCATTATATTATGTTAGAATAAATGATGGTTACTATTATTCTTCTTTATACATGTCTTTAAAAGCTTGTTTTCCTAATAATAAAGTAGAATGTTTTCCTACAAACAAAGTTATTAAACTTTATTTAAACAAGGATAATAAAGTAATAGTAAGTTATCCTAAAACTTCTGATGTAGATAGAAGTGATAACAAACAAAATGCTAATACTGGTAGAAAAAGAGTTGTTATTACTAATGTAAATAACAACATAAACACTTATTCTAGCGCTGCAAAGCAGACAGCCCTTCCATGGGAGAAAGAAACGGAAAAAACAGAAAGCTCGAAGAAGACGAAGATGATTCAAGATTTCAGTTCTTTAAAAAATATTTTTGGAACTGGAATTAGTATTTTGTCAGAGCCTAAGTTAGATGTTTTAGACACAACTATTCATTTAGACCGAGTTGTGTATTGGAGGGGTAGGTACTATAAAAATGGTCATTTGTGTCATGGAACATTTACATTAGATAAGTTCGGATATAAAAAAGATTCACCTTTATTTAGTCAATATCAAGGACCTAGAATTTATTATTTTATTTTAGGTATGTTGGTAACTGAATCTGATTTTGGAAAATTATATAATGTCAACACAGATAGTGCTATTAAAAACAAAGTATTTGTAACTGATTCTTGTTATATAGATGTAGCTTTTATGAAAGATTGTTTAGTATCAGGTCATTATTATTCAGATACTACTTATGATTTTATAGAAACCCATAGTAATTATGGATATGAACTATTTAGTTCAGATGGATTTAATGAGAAAGAAATTGAATACAAACCTTTATTTTCAAATAGAGTATATAAGATTTCATCAGATGATAAAGTATTAGGTTTAATGGAAGATATGTTTGATTCTTATATTGTTGTAAAAAAGGATTCTAGTCCAGGGTGGCTAAAGAAAACTGTACAATATTCAGTATCTTCAGCTAGTACAGAATTTATTTACTTAAATGGTTCTAAAAATCAAAATATGATTATTACAAATGACGATAATGATAATACCAAATCTAACTCTAATTCTGATTTCAATCCTACTGAATTAACAGAAGATGTAAAAGATGTAGAAGATGCTCCATTCGATAAAGATATGGAAATGATTTATGACGATAAAAATTATATGGAAGGAATAGCGTTAGAATTAAAAAGAGAAATTTGTGATAAATATATTTCATTTGTAGAAACAGAAATAGACAATTTTATAAAAGAAATAGAAGAAGCTAATGAAGAAATTGTCTATGCTACAGTTAATAAAGATGAAGATTTGGAACAAGTAGATTCTACTTTAAATCGTTTTATTAAAGATTTAAAGCAAGCTAAACTTTACTTAAAAGAAAGAATGAATTCTGCTATGAAAAATAGCGAGTTTATTGATTTGAATATAGAAGATAAGAATAGCAAACAGGAAATTCTTATTAATGATTAATTTTTTAAAATATGTCTATTATAATAAATGAAGACGTTGATATTGATATGAGTAATTTAAAAGTTGTTAGTGTTAGTGGTAAAGAAATTCCAAGAACAAATGCTATTAGAATTAAAGGAAGATGGTATGAAAGAAATGTAGATTGTTTCATGATTCCTAATATTGGAAACAAAATAGGAAAAAATGGAAAAGACTATATGTGGCATATTAAGAATAATGGTATAATTGATTTGGATTTTGAAAAAAATGAATATAGAAGAATTAGTGATATGCTTAAAGAAGGCAAAGTAAAAGGTTATATAAATAAAAAACTTGACGTTGCTTACTTTACTATTAATCCTAATTATTCTGTATTGATTAAAGAATCTTTGGGAGACCCTGGTTTATATTGTTTAAATAAAGAATTAATAGAAAACAATCCTAAATTTGTAGAAGATTTAGTAACAGGAATATATTATGTAAAAGATAATATTAATTCTTCTTTACTAAAAAATATTACAAAGAAAAGAATAGACCATAACCAATATCCTGAAGGTTTAACCTATAATGCTGACCCTAATAATATACTATATCTAAAAATTATAGAAGAGCATACTAAATACAAAAATAGTATGAAACCTTCTAAAAACGTAAAAATAATTGCTAATAACTTATTAGAAAATTATTCTTTTGGTGTTGAGTTTGAAACTATAAATGGAACTATACCTAAGAATCTTTGTTCTATGTATGGTATAGTACCACTTAGAGATGGTTCTTTAAAAGGTCCTTACGGAGAAGGTATTGAATTTACAACAGTACCTTTAAGTGGAGCTGTTGGATTAGAAATCCTAAAAAATCAAACTTACGAATTATCTAAAAGATGTGAAATATCTCATAATTGTAGTATGCATTTACATATATCTGGTATACCAAAAACAAGATATAATGCGATGGCTGTTTATAAGTTATTTTATCTATTAGAGGAAGAGTTCTTTGGTTTAGTTCAACCTTATAAAGAGAATCCTGGAAAACTATGTTCTGATTGGAAAAAGTTTTCTTCAGACATAAGAGACAATTATTGTAGCAAATTACCTAAATTTAGTTTTTTAAATAAAACTGTATCTGAATCTGAAGCTATAAATTATTTTAAAGATTTATTTATATTTTTAGCTGACCATTCAGAGATAACAAAAGAAAGTAGTATTTATAATTTTGAAGCTTATGTACATCCTAAAAATAGAAAATGGTTGATTAATAGTAGATATTATTGGGTTAACTTTGTTCCATTTGTATTTAATAGAAGTGAAACTATAGAGATGCGTTTACATACGCCAACTCTTAATTTTACTAAAACAAGTTGTTGGTTATTTATAAATTTAGCTGTATTAAAATTTGCAGAAAATAATGCTAATCTTATTTTAAATAAAGATTTTAATAAGATTACATTAGAAGATGTAGTTAAAGGATATCTAACTGACTTCGGAAATACTAAATTAAGTAGAACAGAAGAAGAAAACTTAATAATAAAAGATTTTGTTGATTACTTATTGGCTTATATTAATAATAGAAAAGAGTTATACTTTAGCAATAAAGAAAAGAAATTATATTACGATAAAAAAGAATTTGTTGACGATAATACATTTTCGTTGAAACATAAAAGAATGAATAGTCTTTATTAATAACAATAATGCCAAATAATAAAACAAGAGGAAGTTCTTTTGAAAGATACTGTATCAATAAACTTAAAGAATTAGGTTATGATAAAGCTGTTTCAAGTAGAGCTGAATCTAAAAATAGAGATAACCTCGGAGTGGATATTTGTTATACAGAACCATTTAATATTCAATGTAAAACTTTATCAAAGAACATTGATATTTATGATGTTATAACAAATATGCCCTCTGAGGAATCTATGATTAATATGATATTCTATAGAAAAACAAAAAAAGCTAAAGTTAATTTTGTTACACAAGGAGAATATGCAATATTACATTTAAATGATTTTTTAACCATAATGAAAATATTAAATAAATATAAAAAAATTGAGTTATAAAACAAAAGATTTAATAAGTCAAAGTGATTTAACATTACTAAGTTTTAGTCCTTTAGCTTATTATAATAAAAAGAATTTAAATCCATTAGAAGAAGTATCTAAATCTTATTTTGATTTAGGTAGTTTAGTAGATGCTTTATTATCAGAACCACAAGAAGTAATAGATAAACAATTTGCAATTGATTCTAATATAAATAAACCTTCTGATAAATTACTGGATTTATGTAATCAAATAGTTAAAGAAGTATATGAATATACTAATTTATTAGGTATTAGTAATCCTAAATTATTAGAAGATCCATTAATAATATTAGATGCTAGAGAAAAAACTGGATATAATAAAAATTTAAAAGAAGATACTCTTATTAATAAGGTATTAGAATATAAAGATTACATGTTATTTAAATTAGAAAATTATAATAAAGTAATAATTGATTCTAATACTTATAATAAAGCACATGAAATAGTTAATAGTTTATTAACTAATGATAAGATTAGTAAGATATTAGATAATTGTAAACAAAAACAATTAGAAATATATTGGAATTATAATGAAGAAGATTGTAAATCTAAATTAGATTTTGTAAAAGTAGATGAAGTAAATAAAGAAATAAACATATATGATTTAAAAACTACTTCTGATTATGTTTATAGCTTTCCTAAATCTATTATAAAATTCAGATATGATTTACAAGGAGCATTTTATGTTAGTGCTCTTTATGAATATTATTCTAATAATCCTGAATTATTAAAAGATGATTTAATTAAGTATACTTTTAATTTTTATTTTATAGTTGAATCAACAAGTTATCCAGGAACACCTTTACTATATAAACTATCTGAAAAAGATTTAAGTTGTGGTGTATCAGGTGGTATTTTAAAATCTAATAAAATAAAATTAAAAGGATTTGTCGAATTAATTGATGATTTAAAATGGCATAAAGAAAATAATCTTTGGGAATATCCTAGAGAAGTATATGAAAATAACATGGAAATAGAAACAAATATTTATGAATAACAATTATAATTATAGTAGTAAATTCTTACTTCCTTTTTTAAGACCTAATTATGGAATGTTATTTAATGCTTTTAATTTAAAAAATTGTTATATCGGAGATGAGAGATTTGTTCCTAAAGAAAAAAATCGTTTGTATTTACTTTTTCATCCTAAACCTAATGATTTAAATGAATTTAAAAAAATACTTCAAAACAAAGGTATACCAAATATGGAATTTTATTATCCAACAAATAATATTTTAGAATATGTTGTTGTATGTAATTTTCCAAAAGATTGCTTTTATTATTTAAAAGAATTTATACAAGGAAGATATTCTAAAATTAAGCAAACAGATATTAACAAATACTTTCCAAGAATGGTTAGAAACGTATACGGAGATTCTATTATATCTCCTACTTGGGAAATATTAGTTAAATCTAAAAGATTAAAGAAACAATTAGAACAAGATTTAGAAGTAGAGATAGATGATGAACAGGAATTATTCAGTATTCCTTATAACAATAGAGAAATAATCGAACAAAGTAAAACAAAATTATTTAATTATGTCGAATGAGATAGGATTGAGATTTAATAAAGATAAGATTAGACATGATTTATTACCACCTTTTGCTATTAATGAAGTAGCTAAAGTATTAACATTTGGAGCTACTAAATATGAACCCAGAAATTGGGAAAAAGGATTAAGTTGGACAAGTACTTTAGCTAGTTTAAAAAGGCATTTAAATCTTCTTGAACAAAGAGAAGATTATGATAAAGAATCTAATATGTTACATGCTGCTCATATAGCTACTAACGCATTAATGTTATTAGAGTTTTATAAAATAGCTCCTCAATTTGATGATAGACCGCTAAGAACTTTAGATCAACAATTTACCTTAGATATAGATGATGTTATATGTAGTTGGATGGATGCTTGGACAGATAGATTTAATCTTCCAAAAACTAATAACTCCTGGTATTTTGATAGAAATATTCTAGATAGATTTAAAGAATTAGCTAATAATAAAGAATTAGATGAATTTTATTTATCTTTAAAACCTTTAATTGATCCTAAAGATTTACCATTTGAACCTCATTCTTATGTAACTAGTAGACCTGTTGATTCTGAAATAACAGAGAAATGGTTAGATATGCATGGGTTTCCAACAAGACCTGTTATAACTGTAGGATTAAATGGTTCTAAAGTAGATGCTATTAAATCTACAGGATGTAAAATACATGTTGATGATAGTTATCGTAACTATCTAGATCTAACTAAAAACGGAATCTGTTGTTATTTATTTGATAGACCATGGAATCATAAATACGATGTTGGTTTTAAAAGAATATATTCTTTAAATGATTTAAAATAGTGAATATAAAAAATTTATTTTATGTTCCTATTAAGTTAGAAAGTATCTATAAAAGTAAATTCTCTAGTTTTAAATATGATTATATATTATATTGTAAATATAGAAGTGATTACGTTATAGATACTTTCTTAACTAAAAAACAAGTTAAAGATTTAATAGGAATAGATAACTACAAATTATTAATTAATAAAAAACAAAATAAATTTAATATTCACTATAAACAATTAAGAAATTATGAGTAGTAAAAAAATATTATCAGCACAAGATAAATTAAATAATTTATTAAAAGATAGTAATTATAGATGTAATTTTGCAATGAAATCAGGTTTAAATATTTATATAACTAGGTTTAAAAATAAATTAGATGATGCTATTATAGTTACAACTTCTAATTTAGAAAGTGATGTTAATTATCTAATAGCTAATTATAATAAAGCAACAAGAAAAAAAAGAATACAAAGATTAAAGAAATTAGAAGAATTCTATAATGCTTATGAAGATAAAATAACAGATATATTAAATGAAAGTAATTAAAGAATATAAGTTTCCATCTTTATATAAAGTAGTTACTTTAAGAAAGAACAATATAATGACAGTAAAAACTGTAAAGTATTATACCTTAGATGGTAAAACAGAAGTTAATTCAAATTATTATCATAAACTTGATAACGAATTGAGTAAAAAAGAAAGAGAGTTTTTATTAAAAAAAAATCTAAATAATGAGACGTAAATTTAATGTTGGTGATTTTGTTACAATAAATGCTAAAGGATTTAAACTAATTAAAGATTTACCAAATGCTTTAGAAATTTATAATCAAAAAACAAAAGTTCAAATTGTTGAGTATGTAAATAGATATGATTATAATCCTTATAAAGTATGTATAAATAATAAATATATTTATTTTAAATCAGATGAATTAGATAAAATAGAATTAAAAGGAGATATATCAATAGATACTAAAGTAAAAAACAAACAAAATTATTTAGACTTAAGTAGAAAACTACAAAAGTTAAAAGTAAATAATGAAGAGTTAGAAGAATTAAAAAAACAAAATGATTCAGAAATTTTAGAAATTGAAAATAAATTAAAATTTCTAAGAGATTTTGGATTAGGTTCTTTTGATGATAAACAATATAGAGGTATTACTAAAATAACAGGATTTATTTCAAAGATTAATTTTATTAGTAATCCTAATCAAAGAATGTCACTTTACAATGAATTAATTAAACATTGTAAACAAATAAAAATTGAATAAAATATAATAAATTTAACAAATTGAATTTAAACGATTATCAAACATTTGTAAAAGAAATTTCAGTATATCCTAATGTAGGTGAAAATATAATATATCCTGTATTAGGATTATGTGGTGAAACTGGAGAAGTAGCTGAAAAGATTAAAAAAGTTATCAGAGATAACAATGGTGTTATTACAAAAGAAAAGCAGATAGAAATAGGAAAAGAATTAGGAGATGTTATTTGGTATATAGCTGCTATTTGTAATGAATTAAAACTTGATTTATCTGATGTTCTTTTAGCTAATATGGAGAAATTAAATTCCAGAAAAGATAGAGACAAATTACAAGGTAACGGAGATAATAGATAATAGATATGAACTTAATAATATTATTTGTAATAGCATTTATACAAAATATGGTTTTTACTTGGGTAAGTAGAAGTCGTAATAGTGGTAATGTAAATAAACATATGATTGCTTCTATATGTAGCAATTTAATTTGGTTTATATGTAACTTTTTTATACTTTTTCCAGAAATATTAAAAACAGTACAAGAAGGAAGTATATTAGATAGAGTTTTAGTTTTAATAATTTATACTATAGCAACATCGTTAGGTTCTGTAGTAATGATGAAAGTAAATTTAGGACATTGGTATATACCTTTTTTAACTGAAAATGGAAAAGATAAAGTAGGAGAAAGATAATGAATATATTTATAATAAGTAAAAATGAAATTAAATAAATCAGAAATAGAAGCATTAGCTAATAAAATATATGATGAATATAATGTAGAGAGAAACAAAACTATTAAAGCTGAAGAACAATCTGCTTTAGAAAAATATAAAAAAACCAAACAGTATTCTTTAATAGAACAATTAAAAAAAGAATTACCAGAAGGAATAGATTTATATTTTAAAAAACAAGGATTGAGTAGAGATTATCCTTATATGTTTGATATAAATTATACTATTAAATCAAGATATATGAGTTTAAGTGCTATAAAAGATGCTATAGTTTTAGCTCAATTAGATAACTCTAATATTAATGACATTATAGCTACTGTAAAAAAACAATTAATAAGTAATTAATAAAACTTTAATAATTTTAAATTTTAATGTATGATTGGTTTTTTAATATGTTTATTACTCATCCTTGGATTTTTTTATTTAAAAGATTGGGATGAGTCTGAGATGCTTAAATCTAGTTTGTTATTTAAGATATCTTCTTTAGAACATAAATTAATAGCAGAGAAATATAATAATGAAGTGTTACAAAAAGAATTAACACTTAAAAAGAAAGAAATAAAACAACTATATAAAACTATAGAAGAGTTAAATAAAAACAACATTGAAGATATTTTATTAGAATAAAATGAATGATGAAGGAATAAATATAAATATTAAAGATTCTTTGGATAATAAATATACTCCTTGGTTTTTAATAGCTATTTTAATAATAGTAATAATACTAATGAAACAATGTGATGGTGTTAAAAAAGTAGAAGACTTTGTATGTAATTGTGATGAAAGTTATTATGAGTTAAGAACTGTATATAGAGATACAGGTTCAGTAGAAAAAATTTACATACCAGAAAGAGATACTTTATTTGATACTGTTTTATTAGATAGATTTATTACTATTCCTCAAGAAGTAGATACCCAGGCTATAATAGAAGATTACTTTAGAGTATATACTTATAGAGATAGTTTTTTAGCTAATGATATTAAAGCTTATCTATATGATACTATAGGTATGAATAGAATATTATCAAGAAAGTGGGAACTTCAAAACTTGAGAGAAACATCTATTATACAACCAATTAAGAAACCCAAGTTTCAAGTTTATGTTGGTATGGGATTATCTAGTAGACATAAACTACCTATAAGAGCTGATATAAATCCTTCTTTAGCATTTAAAACTAAAACAGATTTATTATTAACTTTTAATTATGGAGTATTTGAAAATAGAATACAGGCAACTGTATATTATAAAATTAAGTTTAGAAAATGATAGAAATATTAAATTTTATTTTTAGTAGCTTTTGGATATGGTTAGGAACTTTTTTACTTTTAGGAGTAATTAGTTTAGGAATTTATAACTTATTCGGAAGTATTATAAAAGCAATAAGAAGATGAGCACTTTCGTAATAGGAGATATTCATGGAAATTTAAAATCTTTAAATCAGATTTTAGAAAGAGCTAACATAACCAAGGAGGATACATTGATCTTTCTTGGTGACTATGTTGATAGATTTCCTGAAAGCGCAGAAGTAATACATAGATTAATTGAATTACAAGAAACTAATCCTTGTATATTTATAATGGGTAATCATGATATTTGGCTTAAAGATTATTTAAATAAAGGTATAGCTCCTAATTTATGGATAACTCAAGGAGGAAGAGAAACTATAGAATCTTATCAAAAATATTTTGACAATAAAGAATTTATAGAAATGCACCGTAAGTTTTTAAATAATATGAAACCATATTATGTTGATAATAAGAATAGAATATTTGTTCATGGAGGGTTTACATCTTATAGAGGTATAGAACATGAACCTTATCATACTAATTATTATTGGGATAGAACTTTAGTTCAATTAGCTTATTATTATTCTAAGTTATTAGAAAAAAATGATAACACTCCAATACCTAAAATATTAAATACTTTTAATGAACTATATTTAGGACATACTAGTACTATAAGTTGGAATGATGAAAATGGTGAACCAATAACTACTCCTATAAAAATGTATAATGTTTGGAATTTAGATACAGGAGGGGGGTATAAAGGTAAACTAACAATAATGAATATAGACAGTAAAGAATACTGGCAATCTGATAATGTAGAAACTTTGTACACATGAAAAGATTAAAATCAACTATTTTTATACTTGCTATAATTATGTTATTATCAATAATTATTTTAATAATATTAAGTTTTTATCAAATAGTTAATGTGGGAGTTGCTGGTATAATATCTATAGCATTAATTTATATAAGTTATTTTTTACTTGAAACACATAAAAAATTATAAATGAGTCTTAAACAAGATTTAATTAAGTTATTAGCTAATAACAAAATAGAAGTTAAATACACAGATGTTATAATAAACAATTATAATACTACAGGATTAAATACAATTGATTTATTTTTTAGATATAAAGAAGCTAAAGTTTTTTATTTATATACATGGTATACTAAAGGAAATACAGTTAATGCTAAATTAACTATAGATAATATGAATAAATTAAATGCTTCTGATTTAGAAAAAATAAATCATATTTTATTTGCTTCTAAAGTGTTAATAGAACAAGAAGTAAAAACAATTAAAGATGGACAACAACAACATATTGTCTAAATTAGAAAAACTAGATGCTATATTATCTCATATAAATAATGTAAGAGATAATTGTTTAAAGTTAGGTAAATATCTAATTAAAAATAATAGAGAACAATTAGGTTTATTGCTAATAGCTAATTCTCAAATACATGATCATTCTAAATTTTTTGGAATAGAATGGGATAATATAGCAGATAGACATGGTAATCCAGAATTAATTAAAGTAACAGTATTCCATCATAATCATACTAATATGCATCATCCAGAATATTGGGGTAGTATTCATAATATGCCTGATGTATATTTAGCTGAAATGGTTTGTGATTGGAAAGCTAGAAGTAATGAATTTGGAGGAGATTTAATTGATTGGGTTACTAATAAAGCTACTATTAGATTTAAATTTACTTTAGATGATTTAGTAGGAATTAAAATAAAAGAATTTTTAAATATAATATTAGAAAAACAATTTTAATGAAAAAAGCTAAATTAAAAGTAATAAAAACATTAATAGAAACTAATGATTTGAATTATAATAAACTTAAAGCAGCAGAAGAACTTCAAGAATTATCATTAGCTTTAACTCAACAACTTTTAAAACCTACGAGAATAACTGATGAAGCAGTTATAGATGAAATAGGAGATGTTTGGATTAGGATGCAAATTCTTATGAAGTTATATGATAAGAAAAAAGTTAATGATAGAATAGTTTATAAGTTAAATAAATTTTCTGAATACTTTGATAAAAGATTATATAAAGGAAGTATTTAATAATAAAAAACATGAAATTAAAAACAAACAGTTGGCATAGTAGATATTATATGTATTTCTACGATTTGCGAGATTTTGAATTACCAAAAGATTATTGTACATATTTTTGGAAGTTGTCTTTTGCTATTCTTTTATTTATATTACCTCTATTATCTTTACCAGCATTATTATTTGTATTTTTGTTTGATAAAAGAAATATAGATAGAATTTCTTTAAAAGAATGTTTACTAATGACTTTTTTTGGAAATATAATATTTTCTGTTTTTGGTATTGTAGGATATGAGTTTTATAGTGATTTTTATCATGCTTTAATGGCATTTCTTATAATAATAGGTATTTTAATATTTATTATTCTTGGTGCTGTTGGATATATGTTCGTTACATCAGAAGAGTTAAAAGAATCAATATCCGATGTAGTTGAAGATAATCTAATATATAAGAAATATAAATCATTTAAAGAAAAGAATTGTCCTATAATAGAATGGGATAAATAATTAATATAAACAATAAAAAAGTCCGTTGAAACCAATCAACGGACTTTTTTTTACCCCTATCAATTAATGTTTATCTTGTATATCTTGAATCTAAATTTAGATTTTCTAATTCTTCTAATCTTTGAATATGATTAACAACAGGAATTACTTTTTTAACTTTTCTAACAAAATTAGATTTATCTTTATTGTAACCAGTTTTAATTTTATCTTCTCCTTGTATTGCTCTTATAGCTGCTGGAATTAATTCATATACATCAACTATACTCTTTGTAACAGGACTAATATCTCTTAAAATTTTAATCTGAGAAACAGGAGATACAAAGAAAGATAATTCCCCTTCAATTCTCATAGATTGATTAGTTATAAAAGTTAATAAAGCTACTTTCTCATCATCATCATCTAATTCTATTGATTTTAATATAGAAGATGCAGCTATTAAAGTTAGAATAAGTCTAAGTTCAGCTACATTCTTTCTCATATTCTCCTGATCTATTTCACTTAATCCTTCAAAAGAATTAGATTTATATAATCTAAAACTAAGTTGACTTAATATTTCAGTTCCTAACATTTTAACATAATTAACTAAATCAGTATTTTTATAAGTATCCATAGCACTTATCCATCTGCCTTTCATAGTTCTTCCTAACCTTTCATCATAATATTCTTTACCTATTCTCGCAGATATAGCTTGAGGTAACCATCTTCTAAATATCATTATCATTCTTCCCCATGTTTGTGATTTAATCTTTATAGGAGAATCAGGATCGTAGTTACCATGTACATATTTATTTATTTGTTGTATCTTTTTGTATAACTCAAATTTGTTTTGAGATCCATCGCCATAATTATAATCAGGAAACTCATCTTTTTTAAATTTTCCGTTATCGTCAAAAGCATCGAATAAAGTGTGTTCTTTACCATTTTTATCTTTTAATTTGATATTCAACATAGTAGCTATCATAGTTTGAGATTGTACAAACTTCTCTGTATGTATTTGAGCAAAGAATAATACATCTCCCATTTTTTTACCTATACTACCTGATTCATAAAAAGTATCTGTAGCATCTTTAACTAAGTTAAATTCTTTAGCTAAGTTATATACTTTACTATTAGGTTTTACAATACTAGTTGCTAATAAAACAGCTCTTCTTAATTGTGATTCTGTATAATCAACATTACCTGCAGCATGTATAAAGTTAGATATAGTACCAAATAAAGTATTAGTTACAGCAGAAAAAGCATTAAAAGATAACCCTTTTAATCTGGTATAATCTATAAACCTATCAATTATATTACCTATAGTAATTTTTCTTACTTCTCCTTCAACTTCTACAGTACCTATTTTAGAAGTATGATCTTCTCTATGTTTATCATATAACATAGAATCAATATAATATTCTAATTGGTCAATTGATTGTTTATTACCATTTAAGAGTTCAATCATCTCACCATACTTATTAGTTTTATTCTTTCCTTCTACTTCTATTCTCTCTTTTAAAGTTTTAAATATATTTCTAGCTATTATGATAGGATCTTCTACAGCAGCTTTATATTCATAAGAATAAGACATTACTGCAAAAGCATTTAATACTTTTTCTAAATCATAAGATTTTTCATCAGCATTTAATTTACCAGATACCATATATACTGGTATTTTCTTTTGTGGTCTACCTGTTAATGGATCTTGTAAAGAATAATCTTTAACAGCATCTAATGGTTCTGAGAAATACTTAACAAAAGCAGGACCTAAACCTCTAAAGATATCTGTCATTTTCTTTTTACTAAGTTCATGCAACATAGACCTTTTCAATTCAGGTATAAAATTAGATTGCATGTTTACTGGAAGAACACCTTTTCTTTCATCTAATTTAGTAACAAAATAATTATAGAATCTTTGTAGTTCTGGAGTATTCTCTATTTTAGTATATCTATCATCTTTCCATAAACTTTCTTTTGGTTTATATTCTATATATAAATATTTTTTCTTACCATTTGTAGGATTGTGTTCTTTTATCCATTCTGTAAATAATGCTTCATTAACATTACCATCTACATCAGTATATAATAATTTAGCTTCACTTTTAGCTTTATTATATTTATCATTATCTACAATTATATCTGTATTCTCTTCTAAAAATTTATAATACTTATTCCATTTTTTAGTTTCTTTAGCTTCTTTTAAAAGTTTAGAACGTATATCATAAAATTCTTGTTTAATATTAGTTATGTAATTACCTGTTAAATTACCTTTATTATCTTTCTGTACAAATAAATCCCATAATTTTTCATCTTTAATATTATTAGCTTTAGCCCATTCTTTTAATAATTTAACTTCTTTAGAAGTTTCTTCTTCAAATTCTTTAGCTGACTCATAAGCAGAAAATGAAGCTCTATCTAATAACTCATATATTTTTCTAAACAATGGTATTTTAGATACAGATATATCTAAGAACTGAGCTTCAAAGAAATTAGTTTCTGTTGGATTTATAAATAAGTTTCTAGGATCATGAGGATTAGAAATAAAAATATCATTTAAATAGTTATTTATGTATAATTTATTTACATTATCTAATAATCTACTTGCTTTATCAGATATTAAAGATAAGTTTTTATTTAATTCTTCATCTTCATATTGTATAATTTTAGATAAATTTCTCCACGCACTTAAATAGTCATTAGCAATAGCATATAAATCTTCTTTTTCTTCTCTAGATAAACTGGTAAAATTATTAAATAATTGTTCTACTTTATCTACTTGTGATTTTGCTAAATCTTCTATTAATCCTATATCTCTTGTTTTAACTAACTTTTTAATATAGTTCTCTATTGCTGTTATTCTCGCATTTATTTTGTTATTCTTTGTTTCATTTCCTTTTACTCTTTGAGATTTAAGAACATCAATTACTTTTTGTTGTCTTCTTATCTCATCGTCAATTGCTTTTACACCAGTCTTTTTACCTGATATAGAATATAAAGTATCAGTACTTAAAAAATTTCTTATATCAAAGGATGTTCCTTCTAATAAATAAGAAGATGATTCTTTTAATACTTCGTTTAATTGTTTTTCAAATAACTCTTCGTTACTATTTTTAAATATACTTTTAATATACTTTAATATTCTTTGTATTATATTATCTGTTTTAGTATCAGATTTATTTTTGTTATTATGGATATAATTATTAATTAATTTACCCATAGTTTCTTTAACTAATAACTCTTCGTTATTATCATATTCATTAGAATATGTTTCTAATACATTATTATATTCAGTTGTATTTTTAGATAATTCGTATAATCTATTATATAAAGTAGGATTTTTAACTTTTAACATTTCTACTAAAAAGTGAGCAGCTTCTTCTCCTAGTACTGTACTATCTAATTTATCCTTAGATACTTTAATAACTTTATTTAGAATATCTGCTAAAGCATCTGCTTTTAAATTCTTTCTTGTAGTTAAATTATCAACAACTTCTACCGATATATCATTGTTATTTAAAAAGTTAGTTATTATATCTAATAATTTAGATTCTGTTTTATCAACAGTCTCTTCTTTTGTATCCATTGATTTTTTAATAGGATTAAAAGGAGGAATCTCTTTATCAAAAGATGGTGATAAAGAATAAAATATATTATTCTTATTATCAACTTTTTTAAATAACTCTTTATTAGGAACAGCTTTAGTTCCATTATTTTCTTCATAGAACCATTTACCTTCTATATCATATCTTTCTATTCCGTTTTGAGTTAATAGTTTATTAACCTCTCTAAACTTCTTTAAATCAGTAATATTTAGATAAGGGTCTATTACATTATTTCTTTTCAAATAATCTTTAGCGTTAGCTTCTGCTGTTTTATAAGGTAATTTACAAGACATTTAATTGATATTTTATTTTTATATTAAAAAGGAGGAGGACCACAATCGTCACCTTCTACCATATCTTCATCAGTTATTTGATCTCTTAGATCGTCTATAGTTAATTGACTTGGGTCTAATAAAGATCCAAATGGAGAACTAGTAGGAAGTAAATCAGAATTTAAAGTAGGTGTTTCTTCTTTATTTATAGGAACTTCTACTGCTACTTCATTAACAGATTTAGTTAAAAAAGAGTTCATAGAATATTCATTATTTAATTGATTTACTTTTTCAAATATTCTATGAGTATCTGTTTCATCATATATCATATATAATTCACTTCTTCTTTTTTCTTTATTATACAGTTTAACAAAATCTGTTACTAATAAAGTATCAGGAGTAGTATTTTTAGTTATATCTATAGATACAGTTCTCTTATCTTTTGAAAATCTACCATTAACTATTTCAGGAGCTTTATTAGGATTGTTTCTAAAGAATTGTTGGACAAATAATTTAGACATCTTTATCTCATTAATAGGATTATTATTTAGTATAGAATAAAACTCTTTAGAATTATAAGCATCTCCAAATCCAATAGATACTAAATACTCTATAGGAATAATAGAACTCAATCCATTAGAACTTCTTAGACCACCTGTTGTTAAATAAGAATAAGCTATTAAATCTTTAGCTAATAAAGCTTCTTCTGCATTATCAGAAGATAACATATCAGCTACAGTTTTCATACCATAAATTCTTTCAGTTGATTCTAATTGGTTTGTATTTAAAGTAATCTTATCTACAAATAATTCTTTATTATCAGCTAACTCAATATTCATTCTTTGCATTAACCAATTATCAGGATTATCTGTTTTATATTTTAATAACCTGGCTCCTATTCCTTTAAGAATATTTTTTCTATATTCATCAAAAGTTACTTCTGTAGAATAAAGATTATTTTTCTTATAAGTCATTAAGAATTGAATTAATGCTTTTTTAACATCTCTACTTAGTTTTTGAGATAACTCATCACTACCTAAAGATTTTAAAATATCAGCATTAATATCATAAAACAACTTACTATTATATGGATATAAACTATTATTGTTATATAAACTTATAACAGGTCTATAAGCTTTATCCATTAACTCACCTGCAAATGTTTTAGTATAAAAATCATCTACATTTCTAAATGGTAAAGCTTTAACAGCTTCTTCTGAAAGTTGAGTACTCTCTCTATATTTATCTGATAGATTTATGTTTTTAACTAAATCAGTAAAGTTTTTACCTACTGATTGAGTATCTATATTTAAACCATTTATAACTTCAGTTAATTTAGCAGCTGTATTACTATATTGCATATAAGTATGTAATATTTTTAATTGAGCTTCATAGAATAATATCTTTTGTTGATTATTTAAAGATTCTAAATTTTTATTAATTTTTAAATTATTCTCTAAACCTTTTTTAGAAAATATACCAATATCAGTAGCTGTAAATGGTTTACCTTTTAATTCTTTTATTTTATTATTAAAATAATTTATAGTTTGTATTTCAGCTTCTTCTTCATAAGTAGTCTTTACATACTTATTTAAACTTGATTTACTAGCTTTTAAAATTTCAATATATTTAACAATAGCAGGTTGTTTTAAAAAGCCTACAATCAAAGATAAATCATCTATACCAGATATTGCTATATACATAGCTGTAGGTAATGTTTCTATATTTAAATTAGCTTTATTCAACTGTTGCTCTTTAGCGTTATCCACAGCAGCAGATTGGAATATCTGTAGTATATCTGATATATAGGTATTGTTAACAACACCTCTTATTTTATTAAGTTTAAATAATCCAAATAATTCTTTATTATTATAAGAACCTGCTTTGTCTAAATCAACATCAGTATATAATTCATCTGAATCATCTTTTTTAAATTTAACTCCTTTTATAACATCATTTGTTTTTAAAGCAAAATTAGTATACTGAGCTTGAGAAAAGAAAGTAGAAAATAAAGAAGTAATACCAACTGCTGTTTTACCTACTACGTTAGATTCGAAATAAGCATCTTGTGTTACTGAAGAAAAAGGACTTATTACTTCTGTTTGTTCATCATATTGACTATAGTGATCATTCACTTCTTTTAACACATCAATTTCGTTTGGCTTCAACATTCTTTCTAATAACTTAGGATTAGTAAGAACATCTAAGTACATATCTATTATCTTATTCTGTCTGGCTTTTAAAGTATTCTGAGCAGCAGGTGATTGTTCTTTAAAGGTTTCAAAGTCAGGAATATATTTTTTATTTATCAATTCATTTATTAAAGATTTTTTACTTGTTATATAATCCTCTTCTATTTCTTTAAATTCTTTATTTAAAAATAAAGTCTTAACATTTAATAACTCTATTTTTTCTCTTATTTCATCTTCTTCTTCTCTAGTTTTAGCTTCTTCTAATTGTTCAGCATAATCTTCTAATAGACGTTGAGTATCTTTATTACTCTTTATTGCTTTCTCATACTCTTTCTTATAAAATGAGAATGTTTTGAGTTTTGATTTATTCTCTCTTAAATATAAAGCTAATAACTCTTCTACTTTTTCAACATACCTATTCTCTACATCTTTCTCATCTAAAGATTCACTATATTTAACTACTTGTTTAGTTATAGGATCTACGTTTTTAAAATAAATATATAATTTATCAACGTCAAAGTCAGATCCCATTCTCTTCAACATCTCAGGAGAAACTACAACTAAGTCTCCCATAGAAGGAGGTAAGAATCCTTGAATTTTTAATGGAACCATTAAGTTATGTCCTTGGTTAGGAATCCTAAAACCAACTACTCTTAATAATTCTTCAGGTATATTATTAATATCGCTAAAATAACTTTTAAAGATATTTGGTAAATATATTCCTTCAGGTAATGTTCTAGCTTCTTCATTAGATTTTTGATTAAACCTTTCATTTAAAATATCAGATAAAGCTCTAGCTTGAGATATATCTGTAGTAGCAAATTGATCAGTTAATGTTTTACCTTTAGCTTTTTGATATAAATCTTTTTCTAAATCTGGATTTTCATTTAAATATTGTTCCCATAAAGATTTATAAGCTTGGTAAGACTCTTCTTTAGTCATTTTATTTAAAGGTGCTTTACCTTTACCTAATTTCCAATCGTTACCTTGAACTCTATATCCTTTAACATCTAATTGATATGCTTCCTCTATAGTTCTACCATCATTTAATTTAGCATATAAAGCACTAAATCTTTTATCTCCTTTAGAAGAAACTTCATAATTATTTTTATTTTCTTTTTTATATCTACTCCAATCTATTTTTGTTTCTGATTCAATAGATAAGGTATCTAATGAATTACTATTATCTCTAATATACTGAATCTTATTTTTTGCATTTTTAAATAATTCTGATTCTGTATCTATTACTTTATTAAATGCAAAGTTAGAAGCTTGAACAAATGATTTACCACTCATCTTCTGTTTTACTAATTTATTAGTAAAAATAGATAATAAGAGTGATTCTATTTGTTCAGAGTAAGGTGTTAAGTATAAAGGAATTAAGAATTTATTATCAAGTGTTTCTAAAGCTTGTAAAAAGTTTTCATCAAATCCTCTTGACTCAGCTTCTCTTAATATTACTTCTTTAAATTTATCTATATTATTTATTTGATACCTTTTAGTTTCAGGATCATAATAAGACTCTAAAGTAGCTACTATTAAGTTTCTATAATTCTCTTGTACTGTATATAAGTGTAAGTCTTCGAACAATGCTTTTTTCTCTTCTGCATTAGCATCAAATTCTTTTAAAGCTTCAAAGAGAAGTTTTCTAGCCTGAGAAACTAAGTTTACTTTATTTTTCTCTGCATCGAAAGGAACTTCTTGCTGTAGTCTCATACCACTCCAAGGAAGAACATTTATGTTATCGGGATCTAAATCTAATAACTCATAGTTTTCATTTACAATTGGTTGTATACCTTGTGAACCTATCTTAGAAGCAGATTCAAAAAATAGTATATCTACAGGATTATCTTTATTTTCCATTTTATCCTTTAACTCTTTTAATTGAGTAAAGTTATTATTATTAACTAATTCGTTAATCAATGGAAATGCTGAGAACTTAATATATTTAGGTACATATACTTTTAAAGTATCATCCCATACATCCTCCACGTATACAGGTTTCAGAGGTCCTAATACTTTGTATAAATCTTTATTAGATAGTTTTTGATTATTTCTTATCTTATTAATAATTCTCTTATAATCTTTATCTAATCTACCTAAACCATCTAACATTTTTTCATAAGTATCTAAGGTTACTATTGCCTGAGCATCAGTACCATTCATATCTTTAGAATACTCTTCAACTAATTTATCATAAGTTTTCTTATCTTTAACAATTGATTTTAAGTCTTCTAAAAATTTATCTTTATTTTTTAAAGGATAATAAATATCTTTAACGATAGCAGCTCTAAATGAACCTTCTAAAAAGAAGTCTAAACCAGGAGCTAAGTTTTTAGCAGCTCGTTTTGAAGCATCATCAAGGTTTTTAGTAAAAGCTAAATCGTTATCCATCAAACTAGAATATACAATTTGAGATAATAAACTATTATATATATAACTATCTAATAAGTCTATATCTTTATCTTTTTGTTTAGAATAATTTACATCAATATATTTAGATAATATATTTCCTTTATTATTTACTAAATTAAGTTTTTGTAATTGTTTTATTTTTTCTTCTTTAAGCTTAATGAAAATATCATTTAAAGCATTTAATATTTGTTCCTTATGTACTTCTGGATTATATAAAGGATCAGTTAATAAGAAAGTAGAGTTCTCTGTAGATAAACTTGTTTTATTTAAAGTTGGAAATATTACAAATTTAAAAGCTTCCCCATCTTTACTTAATTTATCTTTTTTGTAATGATAGTTTAAAACTAACTTTGATTCTAATCTCTTTTTTAGAGCTGGGTCAGTTGTAGTTTTTATAGCATCTATTAATCTATGAGCTTCTCTTATTCTATTAAACTCTGATATATAAATACTATATAAGTTATTTAAAGATTCAGAATCTAATCTATTATTAACAAAAGATACTCTAAACTTAGGCATTTTAATAAAAGGAATAGTAGGTTTATCTGACTGAGTAGGAGATATAAACCAACCTGTACTATTACCTTCATTCATAAAACCAATCAATTTAGTTATCTCTCTTTCTTGAGGAGATAAGTTTTTAAATGGTTTACCATTACCATAATCTCCTATTTTATTAAAGTTAGAGAATATAGCATATTCAAAATTAGTAGAATTCCACTCACCTGAATTTAATTTCTGTGTAATAAAACTATCTTTATGAAAAGGACTATTATTTAAAGCTAATCTAAAAGTAGAATTAGCATTAAATAAATCTCTCATTTTTTTAGATAAAGCGTGATTAGCAAAAACAGAATAAATGTTTTTACCCTCTTCGTTTCTAAACATAGTTGAGTAAACGTTATTATTAGTTAATAATTCAGCTAATGATAACATTTTAATATTGTTACTTTCTTTAGAAAAAGGATTATTATCTATCGCATTATCACCTTCTTTTATTGATTCTAATGATTCAAATATTCTATAAACAGAAGATAAGAATTTAGTAGCAGTGTATTTTCTATTAATTAATTGAGGACTATTAACAATTATACTTATAGTTTCAGGACTAATATCTATACCTAAATCTTTTAATAATGGTCTTAAATAAGATAATTTAACTTCAATACTCTGCTGATTATCTTTTATAATTCTATAATTCTCTAATATTTTATTTATTCTTTTTAAATCATAAACTAATTGATTATTAGAATATTTTACATTCTTATTTAAATTTGTATTTTTAAAGTTTTCATACCAATTAGTTATTATTAATTCATTAGCTTCTCTTCTATTAGAATAAATAAATCTTAATGTATTATTATTGTCATTTTTAGTAAACTGAGCTGTAACAAATTTAGCATGTTGTTTACTAAAGTTAGACATGAATTCTTTATAAACAGCAACAGAGTCTTGATTTTTAGAATTCTTAAACTCATTTAATTTCTCAGCTATGTAATGATACATTGAATTATATCTACCTAATTCTTGTAACCTATCATATATTTCTTCTATAGGAACATTAGATAAGTTTAATACTAAGTTATTATATACTACATCATAAGGTAGATAAGATGTCATGTTGAAAATATTAACTTTATTCTCAAACGCACCTTTAGTATTCTTTATTCTTTCAGGAATAAAAGCTAAAAACTTTTTCATTCTGGCAGAAGCTGAATCTTTTGGATTAACCTGAAATGCTTCTCTACCATAAGATTCTGAACCAATAGAATCTAACTCTAAATCTTCATCATACTCATCTTCTAATAATTCAGAGTATGTTATGATTTTATCAAGACTTTTTATATAAGCAATAGATTTTTCTACTATTTTTTTGAAAGTAGGATTATTAAAATCATTTGCTAGAATAGATTCATATCTTTCTAATATAGGATCTTCTGAATCTAGTAATTCTATTTCTTCTTTAGTTTCTAATAATATATTTTTTAATTTACTAACAGCTTCATCTATTTTTTTATCTGGATTACGTAGAATAAAATCCAATAATACTTTACTTGATGATTTTAATATTTCATCAGTTTCGAAAATAGATAATTCAGGAACTAAGAAGTTTTCATATAAATCATATGATTTTTCTTCAGAGTTTAATTTATTATTAGAATATTTGTTATCATAGTTTAATATATCAGATACATGCTTATCTACTAATTCATAAATAGAATTATTTTTAGTTGATATACCAAATAAAGATTTAATAAAATCTATAAACTTATCAAATACAGATTTATCTTTATCAGTATTTTTTAATCTTTCTTTAAACTCTTTATTAGAAAAAGCTTCTGATAAGAATTCATCTATTGATGATAAAGCATAATTGAACTTATCATCTTTTATTTTCTCTTTAGCTTCTTTGTATAATTGTTGTAGATCTTTATTACCTGTGTGTTTATGTAAAGCAGCGTGTAATAATTCGTGTACTATTACATATTCTATATCTCTTGAAGACTTTTTAATAGCTTTAGTATTAATAAGAATTGTATTAGTATTAGCATTATATTTAGCTATCTTTTTATCCTGAGCATAGTAATATTTAAAGGTAGGTAAATTACCTTTTAAGTTATTTAATATCTTATCATAAATAATACTTAATTCAGGATCTTTACTAATTAGTTCTGGTAATACATCATATTCATTACCTACTAATTTAGTTAATTGTCTTATGTTATGTATATTACCTAATTGTGAATTGAAAGTAACACTAGAATCTATAAAAAATAAGTCATTAGGATTTTCTACATCATCTAAATCGATTACTTTACCTAAAGGATTTGTTTTACCAGATGATTTACCTTTAGGAGGAGTTTTAGGTGGAGTTTTAGGCTTAGGCTTAGGCTTAGCTTTTGGCTTAGGTTTAGCTTTAGGTTTAACTGATTTAGTAGCAGGTTCGTTTTTGTTAGTTAAAGCTTTATTAATATATGCTTCGGCAAACTCTCTTATATTTTTAAAACCTTGTTTATCTTTTTTATATTCAGCTAAAATGCTAGGATATTTCTTAGCAATATTTCCTACAGCTTTTTCAGTTTGTACATATTCTAAATCTTCATTTGTAAATTTAGTATTTTCTGTATCAGGTATTAGTACTTCTTTATTATTAGGTTTATAAGTAGATTCTTCTTTTTTAGAAGTTTCATCTATAACTTTAAATGATATTACTGGTTGTAAGTTATAATACTTTTTACCAGGATTACTTTCACTATAAGGTAAACCTTTAACATTAGTTGTTAAGTTTCTACCAAGAAACTCTCTATTACTTATTTTACCTTTATAAACTAATTGGTTATTATCAAATTCCATATTGATATAATCACCTTTAAGTATATTATATCTAAGGTTAGATAATAATTCTCTTATTTTAGATTCATCTTTATTAGTAAAATATTCAGTAGTCCATCCTCCTTTAGAAGACTTAGTAGTGAATATTCTAATTTCTTTTGTTTTACTATCTCTAACTACTTTAAAGTTATTAGAGTTATTACCATTATAAACAATATAATTCAATAGTTTTGAAGCAGAATTAATTTCCGCAGGAAAACCTAATTTAGCTAATTCTGTTGGGTTATCATATCTATCCCAATTTTGTAATATATATAGAGCTTTTTCTATAGCATTTTGATCTAATTGTCTAGGAACAACAGCCCATGGCATTAATACTTTTTTATTAGGATTTTTAGAACCTCTTGCGAAAGTAGGTATTAATGCGAATACAGTACCTTTTTTAAATTTATTTACATTACTAACATCTATTTCACTATCAGATAAATCTGGGTTACCTATTATTTGTAAAGCATTAACATCATCTGCATAACCAAATGCTATATCAGAATCTAATGTTTGACCATCTCCTAACTTTTCTACTAAACTACCATAGTTATCTGTTTTATTAAACACACCATTATTCTTATCAGTTATTTCTATAGTAACTGGATTATTATTAGTTACTAAACTATCAAATAATTTAGTTCTTAATTCTAATAATTGTTTCTGAGCTTCTTTAGTATTTTTTTCACTTATTAATCTTGCTATGTTAGGATCTATTCTATCTAAACTAGTTACTTGATTTTGGAAAGCATGTACATAAGCTACTTTCTTATTATTAGAATCTACTATAACATAAGGAATCTTATGTAAGTTTTTAGAGTTTATCTCTATATTATTCTCCTTAGCATATTCCTCATCTATAATAATTGAAAATCTCTCACCTGGTAATATCTTATCTCTATCTAATAAATCATTGTTTATTAAATTATTAATAACAAGATTACCATTTTCATCATAGACATCTTCTAAATCTTCATTTTTTTCTATATGAAGATAAGCAAAGGTTATGATATTTCCTTTTTTATATTTTACATCTTCTTCTTCATATACACTTTCATTATCTTCTAAAACAGATTCTTCTGTTTGACCACTAGTATCTATTACATCTGGGTCTGTATTTAAAGTAGGTTTAGTTTTAGTTTTAGGTTTAGCTTTAGCTTTAGACTTAGGAGGAGTCTTTGGTTTTTTACTTAACTCTTTTTCTAAATCTATTACGCCTTCAGAAATTAATGTAGCAGCTTCAGCGAATAAGTCCTCATACTTATTCATTAAATCAATTTCTTCTTGTGTTAAATCTACACCTTTGAGTTGTTTGTCTATTATTTCTAATATTCTTCTTTGAGAAGGTTTTTCGTCAGTAGATGTTGTTGCATCTGATTCTTCTTCTGTATCTGTTTCTGATTCTTTTTGAGACTGTTTAAAGTTTTCATACTTTAAATCTATTTCCTTTTTCTTATCTTCTGAAAGATTAGGATACATTAGTTTTAACTCTTCAAATAATTTATCTACAGTATCAGCATCATTATTATTAATAGCTTCATCAAAAGAAATTTCTTTTTCTTTAATTACTTTATCAAAAGCATCTTTAACTTCTTTCTCTCTTTGGTCATTAATATCTTTTTCTCTTTTAGTGGCATACTCAGAATCTTTTAATTTTCTATAATTATCTGTGTTGTTAGTTACTTGTATTTCAGATGCTAATATATTAGCTACTTTTTTCTGTACATCTCCATCTATCTCATCTATTAAAAAATCAACTTCACCAAAAGGTTTATTAGTATCTTCTTTTATTTTTTCTTGTAAAGATTTTAATTCTCTAGAATTAGATTCTAATTTAGATTGTAAAAATTCTATATCTTTTTCTGATAAATTCTTTCTGGTATCTTCCTCAGATAATACACCTTCAATTACTTTATTTTCGTTTAATAATTGATTACCTCTTATTACAGAATCTTTAATTAAATTATCTACATTAGATAAATTAGCTTTACTATATATATCAAATAAAGATGCTTTAGCTTTAGTTATAGTTTCTTTGTTAAGAAGTATATTAGCTAAGTTATTAAAAGCTTCTAATCTAACATTAGTTAATGAACCATCAAATTCATTAGTTACTTTATTCCAAGTATTTTCTATAATGTCTACTGCTTTTAGATATTCTCCTTTTTTATTTTTAATAACATTAGGATCTAATCCAGCTGCAACAGCTTCTTCCTCTGTCATATTGAACATCTCATCTAAAGTAGCTTTAAACTGTTCAATAGTTCCTTGTTCAGCATTATGAAATGCTAAGTTATATAACATTTTCTTTTGAAGTTGTTCATATTTAACTTCATCATTATTAGCTATAGCTTCTTGCATTTCAGCATAAAGTTTAGAATTTTTATTAAAAATATCTTTAACTTTATCTTTATTTTTATTAGCAAATGCCATTGCTTTTTCTTCTTGCTGAGCATATGTAGGAGCACCTTTTATCTTTGATATAGCATCATTCAATTTTTGTCCTCCAGCCTCAAAAGCAACACCACCAACTGCACCTAATAGACCTGCTGTTAAACCTTCATCAGAAGTTAAATAATCCATAAACCTACTAGATATAGTAGTATCATCTTGAATATTTAAAGCATCTCTTTCATTATCTTTTGCTATAAAATCCATTAAAACCTCTTCACCATATTCACCAGCAGCGTTCATAAAATATTCTTTTCCTCTCTTTTTAATCCAAGGAGAAGCAGCATCAGCAAATCTAGAAGCAGTTTTAATTCCTCTCATTAAAGTATAGTATTGAGGAATTTCAAACATTAAATTTATTTTAGATTGGTATACTATATCCATAGCTTCATTTAAAGCTACTTCATTAGAAACACCTTGACTTAATAATGATTTATAAGTTTGAGAAGCATTTTGCATAGCTTCTACGTAATTCATTGAATAAGCACTAGTAAGAGCACTACCAAATTTAGTTGCGTTAGCTCCTAGTTTTAAAGCTTGTAATCCTAAAGAAGTAGCTCTACCAATAGCCATACCAGGAACCATATAACCTAATGATTCTAATACAGTATCACCATTTCTCATCCACCATTCAAAAGATAATGGGTCAAACTCTTCACTACCAGGAATAGATCTACTGAACTCTGGAAGTTCTTCATCTAATTTATCTTTTAATCCTCTTACTGATTCTGATACAGTGTTTGTAAAATCTCTTTCTAATCCTAATATTTCAGGAATATCTAATAGAAAACCTATTGATTCTGGTATAGTTAAAGCAGCCTTACCTATACCTCTTAAAGTCATATTACCTAATTTAGTTAGTCTAGATTGCTTTTCATTCAAATCTTCCATTATAGTAGAAGATGTAACATTGTTATAGTTTACACCATATTTATCTGCATACTTCTGTATTACAGGATCTAAAGTTACACTGTTAGGGTCTGGAAAATTAACCCTATCTATTTTAAATTGTTGTTTAGGATCTTGTAGAGGATCTAAACTGTTGTTAAAATTTATATCTTTAAATATACTGTTAGCCATTTAAAATATTGTTTATGTATTTTTGTGTTTCAAGAGGTAAAGCTGTTATATCTTTTTTATCGTATTTAATCCATTTGTCCACATTACCTGTTCCCCAGTTATAAGCTGCTAAAGCTAAAACTTTGTCTCCTTTATATTTATCTAATAATGCTTCTAAATAATCTCTTCCTAATCTATATTGATGTTTTATTTGTTCTTCAGCTGATAATTGTTCATAATTATCAGGAAGAGGTTTAATATTAAAACCAGGATTTTTACCTGTAGCTGACATTATTTGTGTTAGTCCAAATGCTCCTTTTTTAGAAACAGCAGATGGATCATAATTACTTTCTTGTTTCATCAAAGGTATCATTAATTCAGTAGCCATATTTTGATATATATTATCTTTATTATTAGTTATAATTCCTGTGCTATCTTCTGTATTATCTTCGTTATCAAATATAATAGCCATTATGTTTTCTTTAGTAGGAACTATATCAGCAAATTTATCTTCAGTAGTTTGATTATTTGTTTGATTATCAGTTACTTTTTTTTTTTCGTTTTCAGCTGCCTGATTAAAGTTTTCTAAAAAATACTGAATTTGATTAGGAGAAAAACCATGTTGTTGAAGACCTTGTATAAAATAAGCTCTTTTTTGTTCAGCATCTAAATAAGGATTAGGTAATATTTCTGTTTCTAATTTATTTAAATCATAGAACATATTTAAAGCATCTAAAGTAGTATTAGCTTTTACTGTTATACCTTTATAAGTAACATCTAATTTACCTCCACTATCTTGATTATTAAAAATATCTCTTGATAATTCTATTTTAGTATCTCCAACTTTAAATTCTGCGTATGTTCCTAAAGAATTTCTTAATTGATTTTCCATACTTTGAATATATGAATAATCTAATTGACTTTGTAAACCTATTTCTTGTAACAATCCTACATCTTCAATAGGATATTCTATTTTAAGCTTATCATTAATAGCTATATCAGCCATCCATTTATTATCACCAGGATCATAAGTAAGAGCAAAACTAGCATTATAAAAATTATCAACATTTAATTTATCATCATCAACTTTATCTTTTTCACTTGCTTGTGAATTTTCATATAAAAATTTATTAACTAATTTTTTCTCATCTTCAGTTAAAGGTCTATTATCAGTAGTTCTAATTTCGTTAGAAGGATTAAATGCTAAAGCAGTTTTAATTGTACTTATAACTCCTTCTCTTGCTCTTTTAGTATCTGGATTAAAGCCAGCAGGTATAACAAAAGATAAAGTAGAAAAAGAAGTAGCTTGTGTTAAATTATTTAATTTACCTACTATTTCTTTATACTGAGGAGAATAATTACTTAAATATTCATCTCTTTTTTTATTAGCGGCTTCTATTGTTTTATCACTTAGCTTTAAATCTTTTAAATCACTTCTTAATACAACATTAGTAGCTAATGGATAATAACCTGGTTTTATTTCTTCGAAACTGTCTACTACTTTTACAGGATGTGGCAGTAAAGGATTACCTGCATTACTTCTTTGTGCTCTATATAAAGTAATAGCTTCTTCTTCTAAAGCTTGTTCATAAACTTTATCAGCATTTTTTAATACTTCTGGATGTAAATCGCCATTTTTTAATTGTCTATTTAAATCTCCTAAAATTTGTTTTACTCCATTGTAAGTACTCCAATCTTTTTCTCTAATAGAATTTATAGGTAAAACAGAGTTAGCGTAAAAGTTATTATATGTTTGTTGTTGAGCTTGACTTAGATTATCATAATCTAAACCAGATACAATTAAAGATGTAAATCCTTTTCCATTATCTACATATTCAAAATTAACGTTAGGTATTTCTAATCCTTTATCTTGAAAAGCAGTTGTATATTGTGTACTTATTTCACTTATATATTCTTTATCTCTTTGTTCATTTGTTTCTGATAAAGCTTCTAAGTGTTTAGTCATTCCTTGAAAAGTATTAGCTGAACTTGGTAATAAAGGTTGTTGAGTTCTACTAGTAGCTATAGATGTTAAACTAGCAAAAGTACTTTCACTTGCTTTTTTACTACCACTACCACTACCATCTTTAGAAGGAGATACTTTTTTATTCATTTGTTCTGTTACAGAATGTTCATACATTCTTATTAAATTAACTCCTAAAACATCTTCTCTATATTTATTAATATCATATTCTAATCCTAAATCTTTTTCATAAGAAGCTTTTCTAAAAGCAAGACCTTCACCTTGACCTTCAAATAATGTATTAGTATATTCTTTATTATCACCTGTGATAAAATTAAGTAACATATCTTTATCTATGTATTCTTCTTGACCATATTCTCCTTCTTGATAATAATAAATTTCTCCATCTTCGGATTTACCTATTTTAAGGTCTGGAAAATATGTTTTAATTTTTTCTAAAGAAGGTTTTAATAAATTGAAATGCCCTTGATATTCTTTTATCCAATCAGTTTTAGGTGTAAATTCATACCAAGATGGATCAAAATCTTCACCTTTTTTTGTTTGTATATAATTTCCACTTTTATCTAAGTAATTAAATACAGCTCCTTTATTCTCTCTATTTATTTTTTCAGCTTCAGATCTATATTTCTCATCATATAATATATTCTTATATTCAGGATTATTAGAAATCTCTCTGGCTAATGATTTTATGTTAGCCATTGCTTTAGATGAATTACCAGTTTTTTGAAGCTCTGTTAATATAGATTCTATTTGAGGATTATATTTCTCTTTAAACATAGTAGCTCTTTCACTAGTTCTATAACCTCCTTCAGGAAGTAGTTTAGCTAGTTCATCTGCAGTAGTATTAGCTTTATCAAAATCTGTTTGTTTTTGATTTAATGCTATAATAGCTTCTTTAAAAGGAAGCTCTGGTACTGGATTTGGTATGTTATCTATTGATGGTAATTTAAAAAATCTAGCCATTATCCTTCTAATTTTTTACCTTTATATGTAATGTTACCTAATGCATCAATATCAAAATCATTAGATATTGACTTAAGAATATTTAACTTTTGTTTATTAGATATATTAGAAGATTGAATCTGTGCTAAAGAATATCCTCTTTTCTCTAAGTTTCTAAATGCATCAGCCATTGCTTGTCTTGAAGCATCTCTTTCTTGAGTATTTATTTGCTCTGTCATATATTGACCTTGAGCTGTTAATTGACCTTGATTAGCTAAATAATAACTTAATTGATTAGCAAAAGTATTTCTACTTTTTAATAAGTTATTCTGAATAGAATTAGAATAAGTATTAAATAATTGTTGTTTTGCACCAGCACCTATATTAGGAGCTAATCCTTCATTTAAAGATTTTAAAGTAGTTGTTAATCCTAATCTAGATTCATTTATCATAGCTTTTTCTGCTAAATTACCTTCTTGTTTTAAAGTATTTATAGCAGGAGTCATAGCTCCTTTATAATAATTTCTAACTGTTTCTGGTTTGTTACTTTTAGCTAAAGCAAAATCAGCAGCAGTAGATAAAGCAGAAGTGAATCCTTGTGTTAATTGAGGTAACATAGAAGCAAATTTAAATCCTTCTTTATCATTATAATTAAAATCTTTATCTCTTCTATTTAATCTCATATCTTTAGCTGGTTCTATTGTAGGTAGAACAGGAATATTAGAATTGGTTAAACTATTACTATTTACTTCGCTTAGATTAACTTTATTAAAACTAATAGGTGAGTCTATATCAACATATCGAGTTGTTGGAATATCTTCAATACCTAAAGATTCTTTAGTTACACCAGTTTTACCTCCACCATCATACTTAGGTAATTTTCCACCATTTTTAAAATTAGTTTTAAATAATTGATTAGTTATATCTTTTATAGTACTAATTGATTGTTTACCTGCAAATTTAATAGGTTCTAATGACCATTCACCTTGCTTTTTATAAAGTTCTCTATAATTTTCATGTAAAGCTCCGTGTAATTCACGAGGAGTCAAATCTTTATAAAAAGACAATCCTATTAAATCTTTATTTTTTTCTAAAAAAGCTTTTTTATCTCCTGCATGATTATATCTCATAGCAGCTAATATAGCATTTTGTTCATTTTTTAAATCTGTTATAGATCCTCCATCTTGAAACTTTTGAACATTAAAAGATTCTTCTTTCATTCTTAATTCTTCATTAAGTTTAGCTAAATTAGAAAGTTCTCTTTCTCTTGATTCTAAAGATATTTTATCTTTTTTACCTTTATATTTCTTATCTATTTTTTTAGATAGTTCAGCAAAAGATTTATTGGAAGAAGGATCTTTTAAGAATTCTGAGAATACATAATCTTTATAAGATGTTTCTCCTCCTTCTAATTCTGCGATAGCATTTGTTTTACTAGTTGGCATTAGGCTTTTATTTACTCCTATTCCTCCATATTTATGTTTAGGACCAGAATAAGAAAGTAAAGGAGATTTAAAAGAACTTTCTTTATTAAAAGAAACTTTACCTCCCATTTTAAATTGGTCAGAAACAGTATCTATTACATCAGTAGCTATATTTACAGCATTAGATACTTTTCCTAAAGTATCTAATCCAGAACTAGCAGCACCAGCTGCTCCTGCTCCTAATCCTCCTATTCCAAAAGAAGCAGCTAAACTACCTATTGAACCAGCTACATTACCAGTAGCTTGTCCTATACCAGCGGCTCTTGTATAAGTTTCACTTTCATCTTGAAGTGGTAACTTAGGCATTATTTGACTATTTAATTGAGCTAAGCTATCTCCTACTATAGGAATAGAGCCTAACACACCATTAGCAAAGCCAGCCATAGCACCAGCCATTTTATATTTTTTACTAGTAGGGTCTATTGGTTTTCTTTTCATATTAAATGTAAATATAGTTAAAATAAATTAATTAATAAAATTTTATAAAATTTTATTTATTATTTGATAAATTATTTTATAGTTGATTCTAAATTTGATAAAATAAAGTTAGTAGATAATTTATTTGACTTATTATATATCATTCTTGCACAAATATATCTATCAGATAATCTATCTCTTTGATATATATTTTTAGTAGAATTTAGTTTATTAGAGTTAGGAACTTTATCAATATAGTATAAAAATCCACTAGCTATAATAGAACTCCAATTCTTAGAAAAGAATGATTCATTAACTGTATCATCTACAAAGTTTCTATATTCTGATATAGACCATAATTTATTATATCTATCTGCATAGATTATAATAGGAGCGTTATTAGTTATAGTAGAATATGGATTAGACTTTTTATCTAATATTGTTTGTAACAAAGTAGATTGATAATCATTATATATTATACACTGGTCAAATGTATCATCTAAATCTTCATAGAATTCTTTATTTGAAGTATTATACTTTTTAGATATAGAAGACCATTTAATAGCGTTTGTTGTATTTTTAGAAACATTATCTTTTGTTAATACTGATTCTACTATAAAAGGATATTGAATACCATAATAATTATTATAAACATTACTATTATGAATATATATTTTACCATCATTTAAAGTAGAATAAAAATCATTATTATCAGAATACAATAATCTTGGTAAATAAGAATAGTAAGATATCCAAACTTTTTCTTGTAAATGAAATGCTATTGTGAATGATTTATTTTCATAATGAGTTACATCATCAAAAGAAGGATAATATAATACATTACTTAATACATAAGCATATTGTTTATTGGTATCATCCCATAGGTATACATCATTTAATACTTCATCTTTATATCCTATTACTGTTCCATCTAATAGTTTAAACTCATTATCGTTTAAAGTATAACCTATTAATTTGTCTTCATTGATTAGTTTATAATCTTTTTTAGTTATTATAATTCTTTTATTGTTAGGATCATAACAAGCTGTAAATCCTACTGATTTAGGACTATAAACATTATCTTGAAAATAAAATAAGCCTTCCAATAAGGAATTAGTAGATGTTAATTTTTTTAACTGATCGTAATAAAATAAAGATAAATTTTCTTTAAAGAATTTATGTTGACCATTAGATGATATTTCTTCTAATGATGAAGTTAATAAGAATATAGATTTTTGTTTTTCAGATATTATTAGTTGTCCATAAGGAGTTGATATATCTCCAAACTTAGCATAACCTCCAGCAAAACCATTTTCACCATTAGTTATTTGATAAGGTTCTATACTAAATATTTCTCCTGTTCCTATATATAAAGGAGCTTCAATTGTTTGTATTGCTTGTTGAGGTTTAACTTGTTGTACAAATAAACTTCTCTCTGTTTTATAATAAAGTTTATTTTCTTTAACAAATATATTTGTTATTTCACCTGTACTAGATGGAATATCTGTATAATTATTAAATAAGAAACTTCTATAGTTATCAACTCTTTCTTGTTGGTAAGATTTATTCGAAGCAGCTACTCTTGTTTTATAAGAGTTTAAACATTTAGTACAATAATTATAATTAGAAGGTATAGGAAAATAAGCTTTTATTTCGTTTATTTTAGAATAATCTAAATTATAAAAATATGTATTTGTATATACTTTATCGTTCACTATAACTGTTGGTAAACCAGTTAATCTTCTTAAATAATCAGGTACATTATTCTTTGTATCATTATAAGTTTTAGGATAATATCCACCTTGATATATATCTTCTTCATCTTCAAAGAACTCATGTCTTAATTCTGAGTTGATTTCTGATTCACAATATAGTGTAACAATACTTCCTTCTTCCCAATATTCTATAGGAGTAAAGCTACATAGTGTAGCATAAGACCCTTTGAAACTTCTTGGTACTGTTATACTAGAAATAAAAGTATCTCCTTGATATAAATCAATAGAAGTATTCGACTTATCTCTTGAACAATAATGAGTATCATAATATATAATGTTTGCTAAATCACCATACATTTGAGGATTATAATTCTTTAAAGCACTATAATATGATATAGCAGTAGCACCAGTAGATACTCTTAAATAAGGGGGTGATCCTCCGTAGTTATCAGCACCAACAAATTCGATATAAGTAGGATCAGGTATTTCATCTTCTAATTCTATAACATAAGTCTCTTGTTGATTCTCATTAAAAAATATATTAGATAAATCAGAAGAAACTCTTTCATAAGGTTCTATTTTCTTTTGATTAGTTATTACTCTGTTAGTTGTTATTAAAGGATTAGTTTGAGGATATTGAGAATCTTTAAAATCTAATCTTTCTCTGTATATATAAATACCACCTGTACCATTATCTAAATCATAATTACTAACATTACCTCTCAATTCTCTTTCTATTTTTAAATAATGAGCTGTATCTATAGATGAAAACTTAGTTACAGGAGAATGAAAAGAAAAGCTTTTTGTTAAGTTAGATTCTTTTGCAAAAGGACCATTAGGAGCAGCACATAAAGGACTACCACCTGCCTCTACAACATCATAAGGTATATTATAATATAAGTTAGATACGCTTGGAGCTAAATGTTTATAATAAGGATAAGATTGAATAGTACCACTAAAATCATTAATATTTCTTTGAACAATACTATTAGCTAAGTTAGCATTAGGAAATATAAAACCTTTATCTAATACTGTTTTATTATTGAATTCTCTTTTTGCTCTTACTATTTTATATCCTGATATTATATCAGAATATTGAGCTGGAGGAATAATATTATTAAATTGAATACCTAATGAAACAATTTTGTCAGAACTAGGAAATATATTAGTGTTTAATGCAGATGAACCATCTACTTCTCCCATTATAAAATGAGGTTCTAATGTAGTATCTGGAAATTTATGATGTAATATAGGAGTTCCTGCTAATGAACCATATATATTATTACCAGAACAATCTGTTGTTGTTGGATATAATAATTCTGATTCATAATAAGCCATCTCTCCTGACGTATATATATCACCTGCTTCTATACTAGAATTAGATGGATTAGTATAAGTTCTAATAGCTGTATTATAAGCTTTCCATCTTGGAACTAAAGTTTGAGTAGGTAAATGTTGTAAATCTGGATGAGTTGGAAGAGCTACTAATATTTCTTTATCCCAGTTATTAGTACCAGCAGGAGGTCTATTATGAGCATTGCTGTTACCTGTAAGTTTTAAAGAACTACTATTTATAGCTACTCTACCAGGAATATGAAACGGAGGTGTTTCTGTTCCATCTGTTAATTGCCATACTATAGCAAAAGCGTAAATCTCATCTCTCATATAAGACCTTAAATCATTATAATATTTAGCTGATTTAGGAGAATAAGAATCATTAGATGAGTTTTTAGCTTGATGTATTTTTGTAATATATTTAGAAGTTATGTTAAGAGCTTCTCTTTGAAATACAGAATAATCAATTATTTTATCTTTTAAATTAGCTATAATTAATCTATTATCTGTTTGATCTATGTGTTTAGCTAAATAATTTATTTTAGAGGCTGTTACATCTGCTAAAGAAGATATACTATCATTAGTTACATCTATACCAGTAAAGTTATATGTAGAAGTAGAAGAATGAATTTCTATAGGAGTTTTTAAATATACATTAGTAGATGAAGCTATAGTAGCTATTACAGCTATTCTATAATAACTAAAGTTTTGATCTAAATCAGTAATATTTAGTTTTATAGATTTATTAGTCTTTAATTCTATAGCAGGATTACCACCTTCTACTACATTATAATCTCCATTATAATTACCTGATGTAATAGGAATAGGATTTGTAATAGAATGAAAAGGAGTTGGATTTAAATCATCATCTAAATATTGTATTGCAAATTGATATACTCCTAATTCTAAACTACCTCCTGAGTTTAATACTTTATCTAAAGATATACAAGATTGTTCAAAATCTCTAAATAAACTAAGTTTTGAAACTACTAAGTTATTAGAAGAATCATAATATTGATCTCTTTCATCTATATCAAACACTCTAATAGAATTGTATTGATCTGTCATATATACAGTTCTATTACATCCTTCTCTTATTCTAAATGTACAATCTATAGGATAATGTATATTTAGATTTAAAGAGAAATTAGTTAGAGCATAAGTATCTTCTAATAATACAGTTTTATTTCCAGAATCATCTACAATTAGAAAATAACCTTTAGCTGTAGAATCAGGTGTTTCATTATAATTATTAGTAACTATAAGAAACCTTTCATTATTTCCTATATTACATTGTCCTATAATAATTAAACCTTCACCTAAATCTGTTAAATCAACAGAAGTTTGATTTCCTTTATCATTAGATAAAGAATAAGAATCTCCTTCTTTAGTTTCTAAATTTCCATTTAGAATAAAGCTTGAAGTATTCTTAGGTTGTAAAGATTTATCAAAATCAGAATTCATTCCTTTTTGGAATGAGTTAATTGATTGCTCCATAATTAAAATAAATAATTATAATATTTACCATTCATAGATAAATATTCTGGTGTATTTAAATTTTGAAAAAAAGAATAATACCTTCTATCTACAGGTACTAATCTATTTGTCATATTTTTAATATTCTCATATTCATCCAAAGAAGGCATCATTAAGCTACCAACTGATTTAGGATATAAGTGATTCCATTTAGTAGACCAGTATTGTAATATAAGACCTACTCCTTCTTCTTTCATATTAAATCTTTTCTCAAATATTCTCATTAAGCAATAAGATTTAATAGCTTCTATTACATCTGGATTATTAGGTATTAAGAAGTCTCCTTCTTCATTAACAGGATATCTTAAATAAGATATACAAATATATCCATTTTGTAAAGAAGTAGTTATACAACCATTAGGTTCTATAGTAAAAGAATGTTCACCTGGAGTATCTATATTCTTACAATCTTCACACATATACTGATTACCAAACTCAGATGTGTTATATCTCATAGGCCAATAATTATTTCTAAAGTAACTACTTGTAGTAAATCCTTCGTAATAATTATCATTATTAATACCTACTTCTCTTTTTATTTCTTCTATATCTGTTTCATCTAAAGTATTATTTACTTTATAAGCTATCATATTCAACTGATATATTCCTTGAGGTAATACAGCTTTATGATTAGTTACTTTAGTAAAAAATATTTTATTTTCTACTTGAGTTTTAACAGCTAATTTTTCCATGGCTTTAGCTGCATTTTCAAGTACTGCCATTTCATTCCAATATTGTGAATCTAAAGAATCTTGTAAATCATCTAATACAGTTCTTATAGATATATAATCAGTTATTATCATTATTATAAAGTTTCGTAGTTTATAATAGTATTATTCTCTTTTATTTCCTTAGCTAAATATCTTTTATTTCCTCTTGTAGGTGTAAACTTATAGAAGTTTCTATTTTTAATATTATACCCTACTCTCTTCCACTCATACTTAGCATATTCATTTGAAGAATGGTTATTATTGTGAAATACTTGTTTTTTTAATTCTTTAGATTTTTTAAAATCTATTTTTCTATCTCTTAAATGCTCTGGAATTAATCCTTTTTTTATTTGTAGATATGAACGTAAAAAAGGCATTTTAAACTTAATGCCTTCTTTAACTAGTTTTTGTATTAAGAGTTTATTAAACTCTTTACATATATTTACAAATGTAGAATAATCAGCATAATAAGAATCCCTTTCTGTTACATTATTCGGAAATGATTTATAAGCATCTGATAATGTTCTAGAATACTTCATTATTCTTTTTGGTTTAATACTATACCTTGTGAATCATTTGTTAAATCATTTAAACTTTGATTCATATATCTCATTATTTCTTCGTAAGTCATAGTTCTTATAGTGTCTAACATATAAGTATCTATAGGATAATTTTGAGTTAATGGATCAAAACATTTACTATTATTACATGATTTTACTGTTTGTAATTCAACAGGATCTTCAAATAATCCTTTAACTTGTACATGAGATAACATGTTATTAGGATCTACTACTACTAAAAAATTATTATGAATAAACCAAAACATTTTATTATTCTTTGTTCTGGTATATTTAAAGTTTTTAGCTTCTTCTAAAGTAGAGTTATTTATTAATGTTCCATCAGGAGTATATACTTTTAATAGTAGTTGATTTCTAGATTGTATAACTCTTGGTAACTGATATTTGCTTTTTAAGAATTTACAATTTAAAGTCAAACAAGGACACTCAGGTAGAATACTTAACTCTAATTCAAGACAATCTATAGTTTGGAAGTTAAAGGGATTAACTTCCTGATATTTATCTATAGATTGTCTTAATAGCTTAGCTCTATAAGACTTAATAAAGGTATAAATAAATCTATTAGAATAAATAGAATCATCAGATTTACTTCCTTTATTAAGAACAGTTTGTATACTATATATTATTTCATTTAATAGCATTATAACAATAACAGTTTAGAGGTTGTTTTATTTTTATATTTATCTACTTCTTCTATTAAACATCCTGGTTGAGAATATCCAAAGTTATGTTGAGTCCATTTAGAAGAACCTACTATAGAAGGTACATTAGTATAGGAGAATCTTTTAGCTGTTTGTTCTCCATAGGTATGTAAATCTCCTTTCTTAAAATGATTATAATAAGCATGTAGATTCTTTCTATCTATATATTCATTTATAAAATTTTCTGTTTTATTATTTAGAATATAAGGTAAATTAGCTTTCATATCTTCAGAATCTTTTCCATGACTTAACATGAAACAATGATTACCAAAAACATAATGATCTATAAATTTATCAAATATTTTAAATGTTACAGTTGGATATTTTATATTAAAATATGTTTTTAATACTTCAAAAGCAAAATAACCAAAATCACCAGAATGATTATCGTTGGATACATTTAATATTGTAAAATGTTTAGCAATGTTTAACCTAATTAATTCTTCATAAAACTCTTTATGTACTTTAATATAAGTTAAAAATTGTTCTTTGTTATTCATGTTTTGAGGAAGAGCGTGACCACCTCTGGTTGTTTGTTTATTATATCCATCTAAAGGATCTCCTAAATCAGATATAACTAATTCATCATAATACTTATCACCATATTCTTTTTTTATTTCAGATATTATTTTAAACATTCTATTTCTAAAAGTAGTATAATCATAGTTATCAGAATAAAGAGTATCTTTTGGTAATTCTAATCCAACATGTTTATCTGCTGTCCAAATAAACAATCCTTTTTCTTTTTGTTTAGAATCGATATTTTTTTCTTGAAAAATATTAGGACTTACATCACTTAACAATTCAAATATTTCTTCTTTAAAAGATTTCCAAAAATCTTCTGGATCCATTTCATCTTCTTTCTTTGGTTTTAAAGAATATCTCCATTCACCATTAGGAAGTTGCCATGCGCTTTTTATTTCCAAATTATCTTCTTTTACTTCTTTTTTAACAGATTCTTTAGAACTAGAACTAGAGTTAAAGATTCTAAGAGCTTCTTCTGTTTCTTCAATACTGGCTTTAATGTTATTTTTAAAAAGAATATAACTTAATCTCTTTTTACCTTCTTTTTTATAACCAGGTTTTTCAGTCAAAAAATTTAAAATAGATTCAATTGTTTTTTGATTCATAATTTGTTTTTTACAAAAATAGATAAAATATAATGAAAATCAAAATAATATAAAAAAATCTTTTTTAACAATTTACTTTTGTTAATTTTTCTATTTCATCTATAATAAGATTTATTTGATCATCAGTTATACATGTATCATCTTCTACTATATGAGTGAATATATCAAACAACATAGTAGCATCTTCTAAATTCTGTTTATAAATATTAATACATTTGCTACCTATTTTTAAGGAATTAATATATTTGTCATAGCTAAAATTAGCTACTTTACAAACAAGACAGCTTCTATAATTAATTAATTCTTGTTCGGTCATAATAGTTGAAGTTAAAGGTAAAATTAATATTAAGTATCATTTCTTTCCGTTTCGAAAGTAATATCTAATTTTCCTCCTGCTGTAGTTTTAGTAGTAATTACTCTTATTTCATCACCAGGATTAAAAGTGTTATTAGAAGCAGGTGTTAAACTAAATCCTGTCCCATAAGCAGAAGCTTTAGTTATTGTAACAGTTCCCATAGAGTTACCAGAATCATCTTGAAATTCTACAGTACCATCATCAGTAGCTTCTATTAATTTAGTTACTCTTATCTTAATTTCATCTATAGTACCTTTATAAGGCATATAATGATAATTAGTGCCTTTTTCACCTGATTCAAAAGAAGCTGATATATATTCTCTTAATGTTCTATGAACAGCCGTTAATTTAGAAGGTTGCAACGTATTAGCAGCTACTTCATTATTTGATATAGTAGATCCAACAGAGAACGTTCCTGCTGATACTTTTACTATACCTGTAGAAGAACTAAAATCTTGACCTGTACCACCTCTTGAAGGATCTAATTGAGCCTCACTAGATAGTGTTCCTGAACCGTTATTTATTATAACATGATCTGCTGTACCATTAGCTAATTTAGTTCTTGTTATAGCAGCTGAAGCATTAATATCAGCATCTACTATAACACCAGCAGCAATAGCTGTAACACCAGCATTAGTTATAGTTACATCACCAGTTACACTCACAGCTGACCATACACCAGAACCATTAGCTACTTGTATTTGAGCAGATGTTCCATTAGCTAATTTAGTTAATTCTATAGTGTTAATATCTATTTGAGAATTAGTAATTTTAGTTGTACCATCCCAATCTATTATAAAATCTACATTCCAAGCAGAACCATCATATTGTGCATATATTGTAACATGTTGATCTGCTAAATCAGCAGGTAAATCTACTCCATGGAAAGATACAGTACCAACACCACCATAAGTAGCAGCACCTCTATATTTGTATATATAAGTTAAACCTGATGTAGGAGTACCACTTTCTTGAAATATATTAGAAGTTCCAGCTCCACCTAGTGAAACTGTTCCTGTTATAAGGTAAAAAGCACTTTGTTCTGCTACTGGTATAGATATAGTTTGACCAGAAGCATTTAAAGGAAATGTAGGGTAAATATATTGTATTGCCATATTATATTAGTGTTTTATTTATTTTCATTGAAACAATACCTAAATCAGTACCAACAAAATTAGTAGTAGAATCTGCTACTATAGTAATAGGAATAGGATTAGTAAAATCTAATCCAGGAATTTCAGTTACTCCAACAGGACTCCATGTTCCAATAATACCTGTTTTTTCAGCTACTAATTTCATTGTATTTGTGGAATTTTTATAGAGTTCTGCTTTTAAATTAGAATAATAACCAGCATTACCTCCATAAGAATATATTATATCTGTAATAGTAGTACCATTAATTTTTAATGTTAATTTATATGTATCCGTATTTGATAAAGGAGCATCTAATTCACCCATAATAGATATAGATAAACCATCACCATTATCTGATAAAGTATTAGGTGGTAAATTATATGTTAGTATTGGTTGTGTTGGAGCACCTGCTGTTGTATAAACAGCAGTATTTAAGCTGTATAGTACTGTAGTACCATCAGAACCATTAGCACCTGTTGGGCCAGTTGGTCCTTGTGTACTAGTAGATAATGTTACGTCATGACATCCGCATCCCATAATTTTATTTATTTATTGATTGATTAATTGATTAATTATTAACATCCTTTACAAGCTTCTTTAGCTAGTTTATTATTTATTAAAGTAAGATAAGAAGATACCTTAGAATTAGTTAAACAATAACCTGAATATAATAAAGCTAAATAATCTGAATATATTTCTCTTAATTTATCTCTTGAAGTATTAGAAGTACAACAGTCACAATCTAATACTTTAGCTGCTAAGTTTTTTATATTACACATTATTGTACATAAGGACATTTTAGTTACTTGGTGTTGATATACTGTTCCACCACTAGTTGTTATTTTATAAGTAAAACTGTATTTTCCATCTGCGAATTTTGTTAAACCAGCATTAACTGAACTTAGTTCTAAATCAGAAACATTTATTGTTTGTGACAAAACACTACTTGATGGAAAATTAGATGATAAATCAATGCTGTCATAAGTTACTGAATTTAATTCATCTTTTATTATTAATTCTACTGTAGAAAAATCACTAGTTGCTGGATTAGGTGAACCATAACCTCCTGTATTAGTTAAAGCATCATAAGCACCTGTTAACTCTGTAAATATAACAGAATCGCAGCTACAACCTAAATCTATTCTTGTGTTTAGTGATAAACTCATTGTTTTAATTTTTTAAAAAGAAAGGGTTATATTTAATATAACCCTCCCTCCTACCTTTATATGAATGAAAAGAATTGTTATTATATATATTAAGTATAAAATTGATATTCTGTATCATTACTAGGGTCTGTTACTTTATCGTATTTTAGATTCATTTGTAAAAAATTAGCTAATACTCCTGAATTTAAACTCATTTGATTAGTAAAAGGACCTTTTTGTTCTACTCTTTGAATAGTACCTTGATTATTGTCACAATCAGCTACAGTTGTCTGAGAGAATTTAGACCATTTAATAACACCAGAATTGTTAGCAGCTTTTAAAGTAGCACCAATATCTAAATGTATAGCTCCCATTAAACCTTCGTTATAAGGAGCGTCTACAGAAGCACCATTAAATATAGTAAAACTTCTTGTTTCACCTGTAGAAGATTGATTGTTACAAGTCATAGGACCATTAAAACATCTATTATCATCAAATACTCCTTCATTAAAACTAAAGTCTAAGATAGAAACTGGTGTTTGAGATAAGTTGTTTGCTATGATACCTTTGTTATTTTTAGCTAATATTTGAGAAGAATATCTAACATCATTGTTATATATAGAACCTTCGTTTAATGTAGCATCTAATAAAGCATCACTAAATAAAACATTACCTATTACCAAGTAACTTTGATTAATACAAAGAAGTCTTGATTCAGTTACTTGATTATTAAATACACCAGGAGAACCCCATTGAAATTCATCTATTGGGCTAGGAGAGTATGATGAAGCATAATCTAAAGTTAGATCAAAACAGTTTAATTGATTATCTTTTCTATAGTAGAATAGATTAGAATCAATATCATATTTTACTTCATCAACTGATTCCAGATATCCAAAACCTAAATTTGGTGTTAACAAATTCCAGTTAGTAGTATCTAAATCAGGGGTAGTGGAAGTATTAGTTCCTGTTAAGTTTTGAAAGTGAAGCCCATTCCAAATAGATATATCATTTATAGAAAAAGTAGAACCACTTCTCCACAAAGGATAATTGTTATAATCAGGAACTAAAAATATTGCATAGCCTTTAGATAGTAACTTACTATCAGATATAGCTTGCAACGTACAATTATAAGCATCACTTATTCTATACAATTCTCCAGGAATCAAAGAATTAGTAGATATAAGGTTAAGAATGTTACTTCTTGTATTGATTATCATTTTAATTTTTTTATTTGTTAAAAAACTTTGCCGTCTTTAATATTTTTTTCAGGAACACCTATTGATCTAAGGTAACTAGGTACATCAAAATTAGGACAAGTTTTAGTAGTATTATACGCTTGATAATGACCTACTATTATAATATCTGGAAATTTAGCAATTATTTCTTTTATTAGTTTTGACATAGTTGTTACTTGAGGACCTGTTCTTGTATCTAAAGGATTACCTGAATAAGATTGTCCTCCTGCATAACATATATGATATGATTTATCATTAAAAGATTTTACTCCATTTGCTATCTCATTCCATTCAACAATGCCATTATCATCAAAACTTATTAATGTATCTAATGTTCCATCAGTTCTTATAAAATAATTATAACCTACTTTACTCCAACCTCTACCTTGAGGTTCAGGTAAAGTATGCCATCTTTTAATATCTTCTCCAGTAATGTAATGACTTATTTTAGTGTCACTACAATGAATAAATAAGTATTTTACTTTATTCATTTTTTAGATTTTAATATATTGTTTTCTTTTATTACTTTATCAAGTTTTAATTCTAACTCCTCAATTTTTAAAGTAAGTGATTTATTTTGTTCTCTGTACTCATCAATTTTTAATACTAACTTTTCATTTTCTTCTTTATAAGTATCTAAATCAATTCTTAATTGTTTGATATTATCAATTAATTCAGTATTTTCTTTTTTTTGTTCAACAAGTTTTAATTCTAATTCTTTACTAGTTCTTTCCCATATATTGATGGCTTGATTAACTCCTTCTATTTTAGTAATTAATGTTTGAGCATCAGTTTGTTTAGAAGAAGATTTTATTTGCCTCCATTGTAGAAAATTACCTATTATAGAAGGAACAGAAATTCCACTTAGAATTAATGTAACTATTCCTTGCCATTCCATATTTATGTGTTAGTTTAATTATTAGAAATTATTTATTTCTGTTACAAAAGCAGTAGCCCCCGTTAGCGATATAGCCGTACCAGTCTGGTCGGATAGCGTTACCGTCATTGTATATGCGTCGTGCTGTTGTATTTCGAATATCATAACCTTATTACGTCTAGTACTTGTTCTAAGCTGTTACACACGTCGTATTGACCTGTCCAGTTATCTTTAAAAGGTTGTTGTGCATCCCTAAGTTTCTGTTGACTAGGGCTTTTTGCCCCGTCTTTTAATTCTATTAGGTAGTTATATTTCTTGTACCCCACTACTATGTCGGGAAACCCGTTACCGCTTTGCGAGGTTATCGCCACGGTCAAGTTGGGTACTTTA